CCTACAGTGTAGATGTCAGTGGCGGTAGTTGCGCTCGGTGCGCTCTGTGCTAGTACTTTTACTGCCATGTTAGGCTCCCATCAATAAGAAGATTTGTTTGGTTGGGTCAGTGGTCACCGCTGCCCAACTTGCGTCAGTTCCATCGGTAGTTAGGTACTTACCCGAGTTACCAGTCTGGCTCGGTAGAGCATCGATGTCAGCGTTAACCCAGTTGGTTCCGTTGTACTGAAGAACTTGACCAGTAGCGGCTGAAGTGATTACGACGTCACCGACGTTGTCTAGCGCCTCTAGGTTTCCAAAGTAAGCTAGAGAAGTCCAAGCGGTAGAACCATCACCTAGTTTTACTTTGCCAGTGTTGGACTCTAGGCCCCACTCACCAGCGGCTAGGGTTGGGTTAGCGGTGGTCCACTGGGTGGCAGTACCACGTCGAATCTGAATTTTAGTTGGCATTAGAAACTACTCGCATCTCCACCGTCAATGGCATCCCCAGTGTAGATAGAACTAGGGTCGCCTCCATCAATTGTACTAGTAATAGGGGCAGGTCCGTTTACCCAAAGTTCTGCAGTTGCGTCGTATTTGAGAATCTGACCATCAGTTGGGGTGTCAATCAGTACGTTGTGCAGCTCTTCTAGCTCAAAGCCGTTTTGTACCTTTACAAAGATTTCTCCGTTACTGGAGTTAACTCTGGTAACAATTCCAATGAAGACTAAGTGGTCAGGTGCTGTTGGCTTACTAGCCAACCCGTATAGTAGCTGACCAGAGGTTCCTAGCCAGACAGGGTCTCCAGCAGTTGCTCCAGAAGTGTTTAGGCCAGCAAGAAGTCCCTCAGTGACTACAAAGCCAGAGGCATCATCCGCTAACTCTTGTGCAAGAAGTCCAATAGTTTTGCTGGAGGTCATTTCAGCGTCGTTAGAAGCGTATGACACCAGCATGTTAGTACCGTTTGCACCAGAGACGTAGACTGCACGTCCCTTTAGAAGGGTGCCTCCTGTGGTGTTTAGCACAGTGTGCTTTACCTGAGAGGCGTAGTTCTCAATCCAAGCGGTGTCGTAGTCGTCGTCAGTGGCCTTAGCAAGGATGTACCCCTCTAGACCACCAGTAGGAACACCTGCAGCGCCACCAGTAGTTGGGTCTACCCAGAAACCATCGTAGTATACGTATATAACACCTTCGGCTGTACTAAACCATACGTCACCAACAGTGGGGTTAGCGGGGGCAGTCTCAGAGACGATGTAGCCACCGCTGTTGTCTCCTACTTCTACCCAGAAGCTGTCGTAGTAGATGTAGCTTTTAGCTGTAGTTGAGTCAAACCAGTAAGTACCTTCGCTAGGGTCTGCTGGTGCAGTGTCGGAAACAATTACGCCCCCGCCACCACCGCCAGAACCCTGTGCGATAACCCACGTCGTCCCATCATGAACGTAGATTTTTGACTCATCTGATTTAAAGAAGAGGTCACCAGCCGCTCCCGCAGATGGCAGGCTCGTGCCACTGGGGAGTCGGGGAGGGGTGAGGAATCTTCTGGACAATTAACTATCCTTAGCCGATTACTACTACTCGGTAGCTGTCTGCAGCTACGTTAGCGCCTGCTACCCATGAAAGGGTAACAACCGAGGTAGAAGTGCGAACTACATCGACCTCAACGTCAGCGTCAGTAGCTAGGTCGTAAACCTGTACGGTTACGTCCTTGGTGCCTAGGTTGTGGGTTACAGCCCAAGTAACGATGCCAGAAGAAGGAACTAGAGTGTCGTTGCTTGCAGCAAAGCGGGTCATGAACCCTAGGTTGGTCTTTGCACCAGCAGCAGTAGACGCACCAGTACCACCGTCAGCGACAGCAATGTCGGTACCATTCCAAGTACCAGAGGTGATAGTACCTACGGTAGTAATAGATGACTGACCAGCATAAGTGCTAGCGATGTCGATGCTGTCTGCGTTTACGGTGATGCGGTCTGCGGTGCCTACTGCGTCAATGGTGTTGCCAGTCTTGGTAAGACCTGCGCCAGCGGTAATCTGTCCAGCACCTGAGAACTGAGCAAAAGCAAGCGCAGTGGTGTCTAGGGTGATGGTGTCGTTGGTGGTTAGTACCCAGCCAGAGTCTGCATTTGCGGTACCCTCTGATACGAAGGTAAACATACCTGCGGTAACTTCAGCAGAGCTGTTTGCGTCGCCAGCTCTCTGTAGCTCCCAGTTTCCACCCTTGTCGTAAACCTCGTAGATACCGTTCTGCGAAGCAGTGGACTGGTCCTTTACAAGGATGCGGTTACTAACGGCAATCTCTACGCCGTCAATTAGGGTGCCGTAAGCAACGTTGCCTAGGTTAGCAATGTTTGCAGTGGTAGCCACACGGACAGACTGCTTTACGTCTAGTCCAGAGCGGGCTGCGTCAACATACGCCTTGGTAGCAGCGTCTTGAGGGCTGGTCGGGTCAGCTAGGCTAACAATCTTCTGGCTGTTCATCGAGAACTCAGCAGCAGGTGCAGTCAGGCTGTTTACAGTGTTAGTGCTGAGAATTACGGTACCAGAAGCGTCTGGAAGAGTAATAGTGCGGTCAGCGGTAGGGTCAGTAGCAGTAACGGTAAGCTCGTTACCGTCCGCAGTAGCGCCTTCAAAGATAAGGTTGCTGACGAGGCTAACGTCTCCAGTAAAGACTGGGTTAGCCTTTGGAGCCAACTCGCTTAGCTGAGTCTGGACGTTAGCAGTAACACCGTCTAGGTAGTTAAGCTCAGTGGTGGTGATAGTCGCACCATCAAGGATGTTAATCTCTGCAGCAGATGCAGTAACACCGTTGATACCCACGGCCTCAAACTCGGTGCCGTTGTAGACACGGAGTTCATTAGCAGAGGTGTTGAAGTAAATCTGACCCAGTACAGGGTTAGAAGGGTCATTCGCCAGATTCTGGATTCTGGCGTTTAGCAGCTCATTCTTATTAAGATTGAGTCCAGTTAGAAACTGACGAGCCATTTAATTTCCTTAGGATAGTTGAGCAATGCCCGACATAGTTGCCGAGAATTGCAGGGTTAGTTGGTTAACGCTGTTGTGGATAATGTGGCCTTCCACAATATCTCCCGCACTGTTGAAAACAGTAACGTTTGGTTTGAAGCCCAAGTTGTGAGTGACGGTCCATTGCGAAGCGGTGGCGCTTTGCGTGTGAGTGTACGAGATGAGTGGTATTAGTTGCTTTGAGGTTACTCTCTGCGGAACCGCAGGGAGAAAATCAGTGTCTATAACAGGGTATAGAGGGTCGACGTTAGTTTCTGGGTAAAACTCAGGCATTATAAGACCGCCGTTCCGACTCTATCGGTAAGGAAGTTTCCGCCCTTTATCTCAATTATCTCACCAGTCTCGTCGTCAACAGAGGCTATTTGCCAATAAGTGCGTTGGGCAATCCTCAGTGTTTGGTCTGCGGTTAAGGAGATAGTAGCGGTATGAGCGCTTCCCACAGCAGTTACAGTAAGAGCAAAGTTTTGAACAATGTACTTGCTTCCTCTTTGGTTTAGGAGGCGAGCGATAAAGGACTTGTCGGTGAACACACCGCTGAAAGTTACGGTGCCAGAGTAAGCAACCCCCTGGTAAGCGGTAAGTTCGCCACCCTCGGTAGGCCATACAATTGCTGCATCTCCGTAAGTAGGAAGCGGTAGGTCTGCTCGTTGTGGGTGAGACCTGTCATCAACTTCCTGTGGCTTGTATACAGGCACGTATCGGTTAGTCATCTTAGAGATGCGTCTCAGAGTGAATACATCGATGCTGTACATACCGATGCCCAGCTGAACACACAGCTCACGGTATTGAGATTGACGGGCCTCAATCATCTCCATAAGCTGGCGATAACGCTCAGAACGTGGGATGGTGACACCATCTGGGGCAAAGATGTTGATGTCAAACGAAGCATCGGTAGCCAGGGTATAAAGCGCTAGGGTAGTAGCGTACAAAGCTACTGGGTACTCTTCAATTACAGGAAGATTTTCTAGGGTAATCCGTCTTCCCAAAGCGTCTACGTCACGCCCAGAATGCTGAGTAACCGCAGTCTGAATGACATTTTCTAGTTCTGTAGTGGTGAAGTACCTGTAGTAGTTGCCAGTTACAGTGAACTCATCATCAATGTCTGGAAGCTCATCTAGGACAAGTACGCCAGTCTGCTCTTCAATCTCGCAACTGTTGGAGATGTCTATACCGTTTTTAAAAACCTGCACATTTGGTGCGTCTACAGGAGCGTAGTTAAGCCTGTATCGGTTAGTGCTAATGTCTGAGATGAATTGAGTAACGAAAGACTTTGGCATATCGCCAAGTTCAAACCGCACTCGCTCAACTAGCGAAGACAGAGTAGCCACAAAACCTCCGTAAATTTACTAACACTATGTTCTCGTATTATGGCCAGAAATACAGCGCAAACAAGAAAGCCCACTCAGCTGGGAGGAGGGCGGAACCAGCTGAGTGGGCAGCTTATTAGACGATTAGTTAGGTCGCCAAATGTACCCAAGTCCCTCTAGGTAATCAGCAAGGTCTCTTGGAACGGAGTACTTAACACCAGACTTAAAACTGTAGGTGTTTCCGACTCCATAAGTCATTTCTTCAATGTCGGTGATAGTTCTGATAACTACCTTGTCGTTGTTTACTGCAACGCCAACTTCTTCAATCTCATCAATGAGAATTGGAGTGTCAGGCTTCTTAGGGTCAAAGACCGCAGTCTCTAGAAGCTCTGCTTCTGCCTGACGAGTAACTGAAATTTCATCTTGACGCTTGCGCAGCTCATCAGCGTTGCGTCTTGCAGCATCTTCTGCTGCCTTGCCCGTAGCATCTAGCGGGCTTGTCTTTTGTGTTGCCACGTTATTTTTCTCCTAGTGTTGAATGTTTGTGTTGGGTGGGGGCTGGAACTGCATAACAGCTCCACGTCGTCCGTCCGGACGACGGTGCCCCCACCCAAGGTTTTGGCTATTAAGCGGTGTAAACCTTAACAATAGCCTGGTCGGTGATAACACCTAGACCCCAGATGGCATACCATGCTAGTGCGTGCTCACGACCGAAGTCTAGAACACCACCGTCACGGAGCTCAACTGGTAGGGAGATTGCGTGACCGAATGCGTTGTCACCAATCATGATGGACTCGTAAACGTCCGCAGTAGTGGTGCCAGTTGGGGCAGTTGCGCCTGGAGCCTCTGGGTTTCCACCAGAACCTGGAGCGGTGTTTGCCTTTACTGGAGCTGACCAGTAGTCAGATGGAGCACCAACCTGAGAGCTGTAGTTAACAGCGGTGCCCGAGGCAATCTTCTTCACCTGAGTGGTCTCAATGAAGACTACGTCGTATAGACGACCAATCTCACCAAGCATGAAGTTACCTGGAGCAGCGTACTTGGTAACTTCGATGAACTCTGGGTTCGAACGAAGGTCACGAGACTGCTTAGGGTGGATGAACTGAACGTAGGTCTCACCTAGGCGTGGGATGTTCTTACCAGCAAGGGTAAGAGCTGCATCCTTGATTGCACCAGTGGTGAGCTTGTGGTCAGCGGAGACACCAGCAATAGAAGTAGCTGGGGTGCCCTCGTCGTAGTTGGTGAATGCGCCACCAGAGATACCTGAGCGGTCGTAACCGAATACTGCAGAGGTTGCAGCAGACAGGGTGTTACGTGCCTGTAGGTCTAGGTACTGTGCCATGTGGCGACCTAGTAGACGAGATGCGGAAGCCATAACGTCATCGAAAGATGCGTTTAGCAGTAGCTCTGATACGGCAGTTGCGTAACCGTGCTCAGCAACGGTGATAGCAATCTGCTCTGCAGTCAGAGAGTTGGTGGTCATACGGACACCTTCGGTTAGTGGAGTTGGGTCCACTGCGAAGTTCTTGTAGCGAAGGAAGTTGACACGAAGACCAGGAGCTACACCGAGCTCAGTCTTCTTGACAGCAAACTGCTCAAAGCGAAGAATTGGCATCGCCTGGAACAGAATCTCCTTCGACCAGATTGTTTGGATGGCCTGAGACAGCTGAGTGTTGGACCCCGAGTAAGCGGTAGGGGCCGAAGCTAGCTGGCTAGAACCAGTAATACCTGAAGCCATGGTGGTTCAAGTCCTTTCGGTCGTTAGATGGTTGGTTGATTATTTGGTAGTTTCTCTCTACCCGAACAAACCCTGTCCACTGTTGTTGCCTGAACCAAGAAGCTTGGCCCTGTTCTTCGCATAGTCAGCCATTGACATGTTAGTAATGTCATTAGGAGAGTACGAACGTTGCTCCGAGTCGTTGTCGAGGGGTCCAGAGGCAGGTACGGTCACCCGTGCTCCCACCATATCCTTTCGGCTCTGGACACCCGCTTGGGCTACAGAGTCGAAAATCTTTGCAGACTTTTCCTTCAATGACGAGATGCTCTGCTCAATCTCATTCTCGTCATTACCCTGAATCATGTCGATTAGCTCAGGGATAATGTTGTCACGCTCTTGCTCCAGTCTCATTGAACGGTAGTTCATGAGCTGCTGGAAGCGGCGCTCCTGCTCAAGAAGTGCAAATGCCTTTTCACGCTCTAGTCGCTCTGACTCAAGCTGGGCCTGCCACTCCTCTTCCTTTTTCTTGAGAAGGTCTCGCACTTCTAGTGCGGCTTCTTCCTCTTCCTTCTTCTTTTTAGCAGCCTCTGCCTCACGCTTTTTGCGCTCTTCCTTACGGCGAGCCTCTTCAAGTTCACGCTCAGTTTCACGCTGCTTTAGAAGGTTTAGTTCTTCCTTTAGCTTCTCTACCTGAGGGTATAGCTTTTCCTTTTCCTGCGCACGTGCTTTAGCAATGTCCTCTGCAGTGAACTGGGGGGTTGGCAACTCGGTAGTCTCCGCCTCGATTTGTGGGTCTAGTGCGACCTCGGGTGCGTCAACACCCTGTGTAATTTCGTCCATAAATGTACTCTTTCAGTTCTCTTGGTCGTTTTCCGTATAAGTAGCTCGATGACCGTTCCTATTACATAACTAGTTTTTAGTATTTTTGATTAATTCGGTTGCTAAACAGAATAAATTCCACTAAAAGCTAGTCTTTATCGATGACTGACCTTTGTGACCCAGTAGGTCCGTAAGCGTCATTCAACAAAGTCTGTCTGATGTCTGCCTCAGCTTGCATAGTTACCATCTCTACTTGAGGGTCAACCGCAGCAGGGTCAGCAGGGCCTAGGGTTCCATCTCCAGGGATGTCCCCCGCAGCAAGAGTCGGGTCAATTGGAGTGGCACTACCGTCAGGTCCAATCATCATTCCAGTCAAGTCCATAAGCTGCTTGCTGATTTCTGCACGAACCAAGTTCAGCGCACCTTCAGCCTTCGCCTCGTCTACAAGCTCGGTACGAATCTCCTGAAGCTTCTCTTCTGGGAACTCCTCACCAAGAGCACGTAGTGCGCCTGCCTTAGACTCAAGACCCATAGAAATCTTCTGAGCCAACTCGTTCAGTAGAACAATCTTGTCCAGAGGTAGTGGTGGTGGGAAGTGAGCGTAGGTAGTGTAGGTAAGAGGGTCGTTAGGGTCTAGCTGAGGAAGCTGGCCTGCCTTAATTGGACCATCAGTTTCTGGGTTGTAAGTTAGGCTTTCAGGCTCTTTAACGACTAGATTGAGCATAATAAGCTCGTTAATCTTTTCTAGACCCGCCTTGTATTGAGCCACCTTGTGAGACCAGCGGTTCATCAAAGGCTGGAACTGAATGCTAAGTGCGACACCAGAAGTGTTAGATACAGGCTGTGCCTGACCAAGAGCAGACTCTGGGATGTTCATTAGCTCGTGCATGGAGCGCTTAATCATCTCTAGGTACTGCAGAGCGCCCTGAATGCCAGAGCCACCACCTTCTAGGTTAAAGACCTGTGCGTCCTTTGGCAGACCACCCCAGACCTTCTTAGCGCCCTTTTCAAGGTTAGACGCTTTAGCACCCACGATAACAGTTACAGGGGCAGCGTGGTAGTTGATGATGTCAGCGACATCGGTGCTTATTTCGTTGTAAGACCTATTGAGGCTAATAATGTCATGAGCATCAGATAGGCCCCAAGGAGAACCAGAGACAGGGGTGTTTGGTATGTGTACAACAGGGATAATGCCCAGCGGATTAGGCCTCGAATCAATGAGTTCATCGTTAATGTACTCCTCAATAATGTCGTCCGTAAGAATTTCAGTGTAAGTAAATACCTGACGAGTACCTTCTAGAGAAGTTCCCCAAAAACGGTACTTCTGCTTGAAACGTAGCAGGCGGGTACGGTCGTGAGGGTGGAACTCTGGGAAACAGAAAGCGGAGTTTAGAGGAAGAATACGAACACGGCCAGGATGAGCACGACCAATAGAATCTTGCCAAGGCTCTTCATACGCCACCTTTACAAAGCAGTCACCAGTAATGCCTCCAATTTGAGCCATTTCAAGCAACACTTTGCCTTTTTCGTTGTCTACTTCCCAGACTCTTTCAAGTCGATTGGGGACAATGGCTTCGGTAGCAGCTGGGCTTCTAAAGTAAACGCTATTACCAAAAGTAAAACGAGCCAAGTAGTCTATGAAAGCTCGGTAGTAGTTAACCGAGATTTGCATTTCGCCTTGCTCACGGCGATATCCCCAGTGGTGACCAAGATACATGGCCCAGTTCAGGGAGTAACGGTTTAGACGAGGACCGTGGACCTCAAACTCTTCGTCAGCCAGTTCTACAAGACCAAGCGGCGATATGGAGATTGTTAAGTCAGAAGACGCTGCTCTATAGCTTGGGGGTGAAAAGTCAAAGTAAGAGCCGCCACTCATTCTCTATCTCCATGTCCTTTGTGATGCCCATGTTCCGCCATTTCTTGGCGACGCTTCAGCATAGCGTGTAAAATTTCTTTTTTGCGCTGTTCTACCTCAGAGTCAATAAACTTACCCCCAAGCTCAAGGTAGCGCTTGTGAACCCAGTGGCTAGCACCAGGGGAAGGGTAAATCCTGTACTTAGCCTTGGCTTGCATAACCACCATGGCATAAAGTTTTGGGTTAGCTGGTTGCTCTGCCATACGACTCCTAAGGGACAGCCCGACCCCTGCACTTACGCACAGGGGGCTAGGCTGACGGGGGTTCTTAGTCGTTGACTACGGTTGGGTTTGCACGCATAGTACGGCCACCAGTTGCAATCTTGGTCTCAATGACCTGCTCTGCGTTCTGGCTGTAAGAACCGTGTGAGAACTCACCTAGGAAGGTAGGAGCCTCAACCCATGCAGCGGAACCAACGTGTGCACGCTCAGAAAGAGTCTCAGCGGCAGGCTTCTGCCATACTGGAGCATTTCTGTTTGGACGACCTGGGGCTGCTGCAAAACCGCTAGCAATACCCTTCTGGAAGTCAGTTGGGATGTCGGTGTCGGTAGCGACGCCCTCTTCGAAGCGAAGTGGACCACGGCGCTCGCCGTTGCCTGACATCTTAGTCTCGTAAACCTGAGGCGCACGCTCAGGGAACTGTGGTGCTGGGGAAAGACCCATTTGAAACTCCTTAAGTTTTGGAAGTGTCGACTTTTCCAGTTATAAGTTTGGCTTGTAATAGCGATTTTGTAATAGTCAACTCAAACTTTTTAAAAGAACATGTTTGAAGCGACTTCAACTTCAGGCATAACTAGGTCCACGGTCATAGCGCAGGCAATGGACAGGGAGTCCACAAAGTCGTCATGAGCGTAGTTTTCCTTAGGAGCTTCTACCGTAAAGTTAGGTCCCTTGTAGTGAACTTCTGCGTCAGTCATTTGCTGGTAAAACCTCTTCCATAGCCTCAACCGCTTGGTTTTAGCATGAGCAGGGTACGCAATCATTCGCCTCTGAATTAGGGCCTGTAAGTGCTTGTAGCGCTTGGACTGCTCGGTAGGGGAAGACGTAAGGGCGATTACCTCTGCACGAGGCATTAGAACTTTTAGTCGTTGTGCGACGGCGTCTCCGACTCCGTTTGAATCGACGCCGATTGCGAGAACATCATAGTTATTGAGGAAGTTAACGATTTGAAAATACTGCTCTTCCCAGTCGTCTCCTTGTAGTTCCAGCCAGTTGAGTACTCTGTGGTCATAATAGCCAAATTCATCAGGGCGGTCCCAGTCGACCCAGACCACAGTGACAACAGTGGAGTCCATCTTTCTAGCTGGGTCGACTCCGACCACAACAGGGGTTTTATGCCAGACTTTGACGAGTTCTTGAGACTTATCACCAAGTTCATCCAAGACGGAAGACGTAACAAACATGCCTCGCTCAAGAAGCCATTTGCAGTTATACGACATCTGGAACTCATCTGAGTCCTCTCCGATGCGAAGCATCTCTTTCTTAATGAACTTGGCGTAGTTTTCGTTTACCTTTGCTACATCTCGCCAGTCCCACTGGTAGTGGTTTTGTCGTATACCTCGACCAGTAGCCCTTCGTTTATTTAGCTGGATAGACCGATAAAAGTTATTTTTACTTGTAGTCGGTGTGCCAGTTTTAATCATCGTTCCTGCGTAGTACGCAAGCATCGGGGAGATTGACTTAGAAACTACGAAGTCATCAGCTTCCTGGCACTCGTCGATAACTACAACGTGAAACGACTTAGACTCAATTTTCGCACGAGGGTTTGCCGTCATCATGGTAAGTGTGGAGCCAGATTTCTTGAGGCGAATCATTCGAGTTACACCACCGACTTTGGCGGCTACATCGTCAATTTCTGGGTCTTCTAGAACCTCAAGCGCTCGTTCAGAAGTAAGACGAGTAACAGTACGGCTGAATAGAGTTTCAGCCTGCGACTCAGTAGGGGCGAACATTCCTACCCACAAGCCATCCTTAAAACGCCCCAGTAAATCTGGGTAAATCTTGGCAAGCAAAGGAAGTAGCACCATCAGTGTAGCTAGGGTGTCTGACACTGTTTCAGTCTTACCTGACTGACGAGAGGCAAGAGCAGTAATCTCTTCACCGTCATTTATGATTACGGATTCTATGATGCGTCTAGCCAGAGGTTTTTGATACGGGTGGAGGTCGTGGCCAACAAGAACCACCATGAATTGGAGTATTCGTTCAGTCAGCTTATTGACGAATTCTTGAGACAGAGGGTCTTCGTCTTCTTCTGGCTCAAACTCGGCATCTTCTTCGTAGTCTTCTAGGTAAAACTCAGGGTTGATTTCTTCAAACTTGTTGTCACCTATGTACTCTTCTTCGAAGAACTCCAAGTCTTCATCAAATTCACTCATTGTCTTCTCGCCTCTTAAGCTCTGTGGTGATGGCAAAAAGTGCCTCAGCACCCATGTGAGCCTCTTCTAGTAGGTCTTTATCCATTGACCTATTCCAAGTAGTCAAGTTCTTCCCAATAACAAAGAGGGCATTTTCTGCCCACAAAATCAGGTCAGCAGTCCCAATCTTCTGAACCCTCTTCTGGAGCTTCGTAGGCTGCTGGAGTCCATCCTTCGAGAAAATCTTCATCTGCTAATACTCGCCCTTCTATTGCCCTTGTTAATGCTTCTTCTTCTGTACCTATGATACCTGTCCACTTTCCTAGAACTAAGGCTTTGTGGTTAGGCATTCTAAAAATTAATGGCTCAGACGTTCTAAATGGCTCTGAAATTTCTTGGGTCCACCCTCTGACCATAAGCTTGTTGCCCCACTGCACAGGAAAGCTGATGTATTGAAAGAAGTGTTTTGGTCCGATGTTGTGAATTTTGGGCATTATGGTTTCTTTGGTTTTGCCTGTCTGTTGGCTGTTGCGGGGTTTTTACCTTTTGTTTTGCGAAGAGTTTCCCTTCCCCTAAGAGCGCTTTCTCTGCGCTTACTTCTGAGCTGGGCTTCACGAGTTCTGTTTAGTTTAGACGACTGCTCTATCTGAGAAGTTCTAACTACTTTATAAAGCAGTTCTCTAATTTGGGGGTTGATGCTAGATACGTCTGCCAGACCTCTAGGCTTACTCAGAAACAGGCCGTCACTTCCCTGCCTTCTTCCCGCTTTGTTTAGCCAAGGGTTACCCTTAGAAACAGACGCTTTAAATCCTTGCCATTCACCTGGCGTAACTTGGTAGTAGTTGTAAAAAGTACCATCTCTAAAAACTACTGTCATAGTCTGACGCTGCTCGTCGTAGCCCGCAGCAATAGTCCTTGGTCTGGAATAGTTGCTGGAAGACGTTGGGATGTCAGACTCAGTAAAGGCAACTGAGTCTAGGCTATCGGGAACCTCTTGATTTTTAGCTGGATTTACTAGGTCTCTGGGCCTGTAATAAGCATCAGACATGTTTTCAAAGATATCTGAAGAGGTATCAAACCTATCCGTACCCTGATTAACTCCGACTGCCTTTACAGCGTCACCGAGAATAGGGCCAAGCTGCTCCCTCAGTTCAGAGCGGGAAGGAAACTCTTGTTCCCCACCAAAGAATCTGGGCATTATTCTCCTAAAACTAAACCCCTAGCAACAATGTTACTAGGGGCGTAGTTTTTACAGTCGCTAAATTAGCTAGCTGCTGCGTAAGGGGTGATGGTGATAGCGTCGCCAACCTCAACCTCGTTAGCGCCTGCGGCGACTGACTGGGTCTTGATGGTTCCAGCTACACCGTGGATGTTGCCAGTCTCGTTGATACCAGTGGTGTCTGCGACAGTGAAGCCAGTACCAGATACGGTAATGGTAGTGGAGTCAGCTGCAGTTACAGTCCAAGTACCACGTGCGTAGGTAGGTAGGTTAACTGGGGTGCCACCGTCTGGGGTACCAGCTAGTAGAGTTACCTTTGCGCCTACTGGGTAGTTGGTGCTTGCAGAGGTTACGTATACAACTGCGCTGGTTGCGCTAGTTGCGTTGAAGCGGGTTACGTTACCCTTTGCGTTGGTAGCAGCGGTAGCTGCGGTTACAACTAGACCTGCATCCTCAAGGATGTCGGTTGCGTTAGCAGTGGTCTGACCGATAACGCTAGCAACAGTAATGTAGCCTGCGCCCTCTGGTCCTGCACTGTTAGGGGTGTACAGCGGGTATCCGTTCCAACCAGTGTAAGCAACATTGTGGTTGTCTAGGGCAGCGTTTAGAAGACCGCCACCGTTCTCTTCACGGACATCGTTTGGTTGCATGGGCATGTTACCCCATACGTGGTCAATGACGACGTTTCCACCGTCGTCTAGCAAGTTGCCATTTTCATTTACGGCCATTAGTATTCTTCCTCACATTCATGAATGGATAATTCGTCTTCGTATAAGACGTCCCCGCAGTCCTTGCAACGGAACATGTGTACGTCGTCTAGTGCCTCGTGAAGCGAGTCCGAATGATGTTCACCTTGCACCACCCTAGTTTGCGCAAGAACCTCGGGTGGAAAAGGCCCATGGGGTCTATATGCAGTTTTAGGGATTTCGTGTCCCTGTACTGCAAACTTTCTAATCAGAGCCATCCGAAGCCGACTCTTCCTCTACTGGAGCAGACTTCTTGGAAGACTTAGTGGAAGGAACCACTAGCTTCAAAGAGTCGTCCTGTCTAAACGCCCGCAAAAACGAAGGTAAGTGCTTTGCACAGTAGTGAACGTGCGTAGCCTCATTAAGCTTGTAAGTGTAGACTGCTGAATCTGAACAGTTTGCGCAAGTCATGCCTTTGCCACCTTCTTTGCAGCGGCTTTAGTTGCCGTCTTAACTGCTGTGGTCTTAGCGACTTTTGCCGTGGCAGTAGTGGTCGCTTTTTTAGCCACTGCCTTAGCTGCCACCTTTTTTGCGACTGCCTTAGCTGCTGTCTTAGCTGCGGCTCCTCCTGGACCCCCCATAACTGTAGTCGCTACATCAGCAACGGTGCCCACGGCTTTTGCTGCTCGAGCGACCTTTTCTGACTTAGGAGTCTTCGGTTCAGGAGTGTGGGTGCTGAGTTTGATGCCATTTTCAGGGTGAACTTCTAGGTTAGCAATTCTGTTTTTGTTAGCAGTCTCTGCGTGACCAGCTGCCTCACCGACTCTAATGTCTGCTTTGCCTTTTTCCCACTTGTGAAGAACGTCTACCAATCCGCTAAGCTCTTCTAGCGAGCTTCCAGCCCCACCTGCACCTCCATGGCCATCGGCAAAGTGCTCGGTTCTAGTCTTGGATGCCGTGTTTTCTTCAGGCTTTGGTAACCTCATACCGAGCCATTCGCTGGCCTTATTCGCCCAGGTGCTGATAGCTCCATCGTTAAACTTAGGCATCTTAATCCTTCGACTTTTCCTCTAGTTTCTGAACCCTAGAATACAGTTCATCAAACTTTTTATCGCCCTCAACTAGTCTTTCTTCAATACGGTTGACTGTGTCCTTAATAGACTTACCGCCGTTATGAGACAGCTCCCCATCAATTCTGTTTAGGCGCTCCATGACCCCAGGGACCCTGCCTCTGCCAGGCTCTTCGGGGGTGCCATTCCAGTCATCCAAGAACTTAGAAGTCTTGTCTGTTAGCACCTTAAGGGCTTTTACTAAAGGTCTTACGAACTTTTCCACTGCAAACCATGCTCCTAGCAAAACCGTTACTACGGTTGCTGCTGCCATTAATGAACTAACAAACGGGTCCATTTTATTTCCCTTTGCCCCCACTTACAGACTCGCCTTGTTGTCCTCTGCCAGTGGATGAGTACACTTTAATTGACGGCTTTTCTTTACTTTTTAACTTTTTAGAGGCAACGGCTAAACGCCCCGACTTAGCAGTTGGTGTCTGCTGGTTGGGGCGCAAAGCCTTGCGTTTCTGCATCACTAGTCGTTGCGGTCGTCTGGGTCGTCGCCAAACAACTCGTCGTCGTTGTCGTCAAACTCTACGTCATCAAACGTGAAGTCGCCGTCTTCTTCGACCTTCAAAGCTGCTTCTAGATTCTCGTTGCTCTCAGCGGCCTTAGCTACTGCGGCTCGAAATGCGTTGGCCACGTCCTGACCGTCAATACGGCCTTGCCACGTGAGTGAAACGCCCAGCATAGTCGCCACGGCCGCAAAAGCGGTGCCAACACCAATGATGGAACCGAGCCACCAGTCACCATTGGTTGCGATAGAACCTACACCAGTACCTGCGAAGAAAGTCGCCAAGAACAGACCAGCTGCACGAGCGAGAATCTGCTTTATGATGTCCTTCATTATGCGTTCTCCTTAATAGTCTTGTAAAGGTCTGCCTTGTCAGCAGTAGCGCCAAATACACCCTTTACCTTCTTCGATAGAGTGGCGTGAAGGTGCGGACCGCTTGAGGCGCTACCAGTGTTACCAACTAGGCCGACTACGTCGCCTAGGGCAACCTTGTCGCCTACCTTTAGGGTTGGGGCTGCCTTTAGGTGGCAGTAACCGATGAACCAAATCTTGCCGTCTTTGTCAGCGGCAGACTGTACGATGACGTGTCCAAGAACCTTAGACTCACCTACAAACTTGATGGTTCCTTTTGCGATTGCGGGAATCTTAGTTCCCGCTGGCATTGCCCAGTCGGTACCAGAGTGTGCTTGCATGTTGTTCTTCTTACGGAACTCCGACATAGTGCCGTAGTGACCCGTAATCTTCTTATCTGGAAAAGGTGACTTCCAACTCATAATAGTCCTTAAATACTAATTACCCTCAGCATTAATTTTGACTTATTCGAACGGATTTGGGGGTCTAAGCTCAGGTTCGTATCTCAAGCTCTTCATATACCACAAAACAAATTCTGAGTACTCGTCAGTAGAAAGCTCACGATTTATGCGCTTTTCTAACTGACGAGCCTCAAAATCGGCTTTAGCGAATAACTCGTCGTTACTCAGCATCTCTCTCATAACGCAGTGGGAAGGTAATAACCCACACTCCTAGGGTAATCCAGATTAGCATTCCTACTACGTCTTTTGCTGAGCCTTCCAATACAACCCATGCAACGAACATACCGAGCAGGGTCCAGGCTTGGTCAATGATGTCCTTGAATAAGGACTTTATGAAGTGAATCATTATGGTCTCCTTGCTGCGACTGCTGCCGCACTAGTGGCTGCTGATGTAGCGGTGATTGCGATGTTGGCCACAATCACAGATGCAACAACAACCTTTTCTGACTGTTCACGGACCTGCGGAGACATGTCTGCTCCCGCATTTCCTAGGGCGTTTAGGGCATCGGCAACTGCGACTACTGCAGCACCGACAACAGGGGCAGAAGCAAGTTCCTCGTCAATAACGATGTCATCTTGCTGTGCTGCTACTAGAAGCAGGTCTAGAGCCTGCTCGTACTCTTCAGAGCCAGGCTCTGCTGTCTCAAACGTTTCCATAGCTACGCTTACCAAGACCGCAGCTTGTTCCTCTGTCAAACTGGTAGGTACAACGTTTTCTATAACGGCTATTACATTTTCGATTGGAGTATCAGATGTCACCTCTTGTGGAGTGGTCGGGACAGGTTCTGGGTCCTGAGTGGGTGTGGGTTCGGGACTTGGTTCTGATGACGGGTCTACTGTGGGGCTTTCTTCTTCTGGTTCTGGAGCAGGAGTAGGCTCAGGTGTCAACGTCGGCTCAGGTAATTGCGGTTCAGGAGTTTCAACTACCTCTGGAGTTTCTTCCACTGGTGGTGTGGGGTCTATGGGGGCTGGTTCTGTTGTTGCTTCTGGAGTTAAAGTAGGTTCGGGTGTTGGTTCAGGCTCTGTTGGTGTTGGCGTTGGTAGCGGTTCTGGGGTTGGTTCTGGACTTGGCTCTACGGAGGGCTGAGGCTCAGGAGTCACAATCGGTTCTGGTTCAACGGGGGCGGGTTGTGGAGCAGGCTCTGGGGCAGGCGTTTGACTTGGCTCTGGTTGTGGTTGGGGTTCTGGTGCTGTCTCTGGTGTGGGCTCAGGTTCTGGCGTAGGCTCAGGCTCTGCTGGTATAGGCGTAACCACCGCTGGAGCGTATTCAAAATCAACTACAAGCTTTTTGTACCATCCTGGGCAAGGGTCACCGAATACACCATTATCTGCAGGCATACTTCCCGCTGATTGCCCCATAAATACACTAGCTACTATCGTGCTGACATCCACACCGCAGTCTGTGTCATGAGCTTCGTATCTAGCTATTACGCCAGAGATGACCATTCCTGTTGGTGCTTGCACTTCTAATGTGCTACCCTCATTTACAACATAATCCCAGACAGGAGTAGGCGATGGAGTTTGGACTGGCGTTGGTTCTGGTTCTGGTGATTGGGTCGGTTCTGGCGACTGTGATACGGGAGATTCCGTCACGTCGCTTTCAGTGGGACTGGGCTCAGGACTCGGTGAAGTTGTGGGTGACGGTGAGGCGCTATCAGAGGGTTCAGGAGCAGGTTCAGGAGAAAGAGTCGGCTCACTAGATGTGGTTGAGGTTTCTGAGCTGGTTGATGACAAATCAGGTGACGAAGTGGGTTCTGGTGATGCCGATTCTGATGTCGGCTCTGGGGTTGGTGTACTTGTGGGTTCGGGCTCAGGAGCTGCTGTCACGGCCACGCTCATAATAGGGCCAAAGAAACCGCCCCAATAGCCGTTATCAATGCCCTCTAGACGAATTGTCTGGGTTCCCTCAACAGTGACTGTGTACGTACGAGCATCGTGAATCTCAGAGGATTCAATTACGTAGCTGCCTACAATAATTCGATAAGTATCTGGAGTGACTCCTCCACCAATAGTGTTGGTGACGTTATTAGTTACGGTGATGTCAATGTTTGTGTTGGAGAACTCACGCTGTACATACCCCCAGGTATAGCTGAACTGCACCGTGTCGCCAGAAATAGCGACGTTAGGTGATGCTTGCCAGTTGGCTTGTGCAGGAGATGATAGGAATAAAGAGCCGAATGCTAGGAGTAGTGCTGCGATTATTCGCAGGTTCTTCACTTCTTGGTAGAGTTCCCTTCGTTGTCTACTCCTTTTAGTGCAACGGTCTGCCTAAATGCGGCATTGATTTCGTCCAGTGTTAGCTTTCCGTCTTCTAGGAACGCAAGTGCTAGGAGTTCAATAACCTTGAAAACAGCTAGGATACCTCCCATAGCAGCGGCAATAAGAATGTCTACGCCCATAATTGACCCTGCACCAATAACACCTAGTGCAGATGCCACAAAAGTGGCTACAATACGGAGTATTACGTTAAACGTAAGGCTCATGATACCTCTCTAAATAGCTGCGCCGTGTTTTGCTACTTATAGAGGCGGATTAAATATCGTCGTCAAATTCTAAAAAGTCATACTCATCTGTATCATGCAGAGAGTACAAAATGTCGTCGTCCAGCTCATCCCCATCGAAGTACTCGTCCTCAAACGACTCTTCGTCATCAAATGGGTCTATCCTATCATTCCAGCCCATCGCTCGCCTTTCGACAACTGATTACCAAAAGTGTGACATAAGTACTGGATTTTTACGGACTAAACTAATCCCCCTGTGTTGTTGAACTTCTGGTTAATTTGGACTAGGCTGAGGGCTCATAACTGAATATCGAATGTCACTTTGACAATAAACGACCGAGTACTAAAGCAATGAAAGGTAGGTCGCTAAATGAAAAAGTTAGCTGTAATAACCGCTATGACACTGATGGTAACTACCTGCAGCGTTCCCGCTACAGGTGACCAGACGGAGTATGTAGCACATCCTGTGCCACAAAACGTTGGGTTGGTCGAATGGCTTACCGAACAAAAAGAGGCGCAAACCTTGCTGGAACAACAAGCTGAGGCAGCGGCCAAAAAAGAAGCCGCTGAACAAGCTCAGGAGCAGAAAGTGCTAGACAACACTGTAAAACTAAACGAAGTTGTAGCACGTGTAGTAGACCGAGTCGATAAAACTCGTTATGTGTTCTCTGGGTCCACACCTAAAGGCTGGGATTGTTCTGGCCTTGTTTTGTGGGCGTATGGAGAACTCGGCATTGAACTAGAGCACCGTGCCTCTAAACAGCAATACGCAGGCACTGAAGTAGACCACCCTAAACTAGGCGACATTGTGGTCTTTGTATATAACGGACGTAAATCGTCTTATCATGTAGGTATCTACCTGTATCCAGACACAATGATTCACGCTGGAGGAGACCAGGGAGATGCTACAGAGATTGTTTCCATTAGCAAGTTTGCAGGGAAACACTCAACTGTTACATATCGTCGACTTGTAGAAACTCAATAAGAGATACAATAAGAAAGCCCCCCACATTTCTTGGTTGTGTGGGGGGCTTTCTTTTTAAGCAGTGACTAGACGCCGCTTAGCAGCATCAAACTTTTTCGGGCGCTTCTTAGACGCCTTACCATTGTTTCTCTTGTCATTGCGAACTCGTGCACCTTTAGCGGCCATTATCTATCCTTACCCCATCCTGAGCCTTTGAACGTGACCGCTCCTACTCCAAACTTCTTCTGTCTAGGTTTATAGCAATCAGCACAAAGAATAGTAGGTGATGCGGTAATTGGGTGAGAAATCTCTACAACTGTACTGCAATGAGCGCAGTAGTACTCATAAGTGGCCACATTTCTCCTTTGCACGTGGACTGGGTGGGAGTCGAACCCACGTTTCTGGAGGAGAGAAAGGAATTAAGCCCCTGCCAGACTTACCAACGCCAGCCCTAAGAACAGTGGTGGGGACAAGACCCAGAAGACGTAATTGAAGGTTTTGTTAGATTAATAGGTGATTAATAAAACCTTGTCCCTACCACTGTTCAGTTTTGAATAGAAAAGGTTACTACTCCTCAGTTAGAGGTTCAGCAACAGGTTCAGTATACCGAATTGTGTCAAGGTATGCACTAATTGAGTGGTATGTTGCATCAAAAAATGCACCAGTGTGTGCAAGCAGGTCGCACACGTGGGTGTCAGGCTCACGACCATAAGACTGACTCAAATACTCTTCTAGTGCTGGTCCAAAAGTTTCTACAAACTGCTTTGGACTCATGTAGGGCGGATTAGTGAACGGCATTAGTTAATCTCAATCTGCTTAGGCTTCTTCTCCTCAGGGAGCTCAAGCTCTAGCATAATGGTTAACAGACCATCTTCAAGCTTGGCGCTCTTTACCTCAATGTACTCTGCGATAGCAAAGGTAGTGGTGAAGTTGCGCTGAGCGATGCCGTGGTGAATGACTTCGCCGTACTTGCCCTCTTCAGGGATGTCGTTGCGGTCTTCAATGTCTGACCGCACCGTGAGAACACGGTCCTTTACAAACACCTCGACCTCTTCCTTCTTGAAACCAGCAAGTGCCATGGTGATGGTGTAGTTGTCACCAGACTTGGTCAGGTTGTATGGAGGGAAGGAGGGTTTGTGTTGGGACAACTCCTTGAGGGTGCTGAACACAGAGTCGTAGCCAATACCCCAACGGTCAATGTTAGGGAATAGAGTGTAAATGGTAGCAGGCTTCTGGTCGACCTTTGCTGGGGTCTTGTAAGGCTGCTTTGGTGGGTAGTGGTCGTGGTTATCCCACTGTTGGAATTCAGGATTTCTAGACATAGTATCTCCTTAGACGATACGTGCCTCAAGCATCCCTGCCCGAAGCACAGGTTGTGTATGAACACCCAGTTAGCGTGTTCGATAAAATTCTAGCACTAAATCTATATTTGTAGCAGTGTAGTGATACAAATATAGTTTTCAATAAATAAAGGTTATTGTCTGTTTAATGAAAATGGGGCCAGACCTGCCGCAGCAGTGGGTCTGGCCCCCAGCCGTTAGGTCTTGCGGTTACTCGGATTTCTCTCTGCATAGCCGTAAACGGGTTTGTTACTGTAGCAAACCGAGTGGACTAAGTGTGTAGTTTCCCACACGCCGTGTTCGGCCTTGCCGTGGGCAGTCAGGCGACGAAACCTGAATTACGCCCTCGTCTAGGCCTGCCCTATTCCGATACGCACCTCGGAAAAACAGTGTCAGGTTATCTGCAGTTCGCCTGAACGGATATGTGACCTACACCGAAAGGGGGAAGGGTGTTATCAGGGATAACCCCGTCGTTCATACTTAAGTATAGCTAATTATCCTTAAGTAAGTACGCCACTAAATCAGGGTTGTCTCGCAGAACCATCAGCAAAGAGTTTTCCCAAATACCAATAAAGTGATGTTCCCAGTCTTCAAAGCTTGCTGACTTATTGGGTTTCGTTTGATTTTCAAATACCATGCGAGCTGCATGCATAAGTTCGTGCAGAAGTGTCACGGTCTTTTTGCTGGGGTGAATGTCTTTGTCAATTACAATAGTGTTGTGTGTATCCAATGTATAGCCATAGCTACCATCGTTTAGCATGCCGTCTTCTTTTTGGGAGCGCTCAACTACATCAAAAACTTGAGTACCAACTTTGATGCGTTTGGGAAGCATCGCTCTCCTTAGTTAAAAGTGCTACTACTGTGGTTTGGCATGTTATCCCTACCGCAGTGCTTACAAGTGAGCTTCTTGACTCCTGTAACGGGGCAGGCAGGGCCTACCTCAATATTATGGCCTCTGAATAGGCAGACGAGGGCTTTAAGCCAGTTTTTCATTATGGCACCTACAGCTACACAGAGCTGTGTTCCCTTCTCCTGGGCAGTTATCATGGTCGTTAGTGCTGCACCAACCAAACATTCCCATCACCTTTACTCCCGACCATTCGTTAGAGGTTGCCTTCTTAGTCATGATAGCTTCACACTAAATAGCCTGCATTTATCTACAGGGATTTCAATAAACTTCTCGCCCTCGGTATAGATGGTGTCTTTGACCACTACCTCAGCTGCTGCTAGGTCTACTCCCTTAGAGATGAGCATATGGGTGCGCTCGGAGTTAAACGTCACAAAGCTAACCGACTTGGGGTTTTTTAAGAACTTCTGCTTTCGATTGCTGTAGTGCAAGGAGTCAAAGGGGAACTTTGCGCCCTTCCAGTTGTGTTTGACTTCCACTTCCCAAGCATGCTCAATCCCCGCCTTGTTTTTAGACAGGACGTCGATACCGTATTGGTCAGGGTTCACCCAGGCTTCAATCTCCTGAGATGTCAACCACTTAATGAAGATGTCTTTGGCACTGTCGTTTGTATCATACAAAGATGTGCTGAAAGGTTTGCGTACGTCAGGCATAGCCTCACTATAGCAGATTTAGTGGTTTAGGTAATAATCTGAGGGTTTTTGGGGAATGTCGAACAAAGTAGTCTGTTGCCACTCTTCGGCTGGAGACGACACTGGGTCTGGCTGCTTAGGCTCAGGTATCTGAACCGTCTGTGCAGTGCGCTCCCGCTTACCGCTGAAAGGCCATTGCCCGTGATTCTCGAAGTAGGTCTTGCGCCACCAATGTGCCTGCCTAGGATTAGCTGGCTCTTTACCACACAACCTATCGCACATGGTTACTCTTCCTTATGTTTGGACTCGCATTCCCTTGCCAAAGACTCAACGGGATATGATTTTTTACAAATTGCACAACGTCCACTATTCATTTTGCACAACGTCCACTATTCATTTTGCACAACGTCCACTATTCATTTGAGACCATTTTCCCACTCTTAGGGCAAAAACGCATCTTATCTCTAAATTTTACGTTATCAACTCAAAAATTGACGTGCCAGGGCCCCCACAGGCGGCTTATCAGCACACAGGCTGGGTGATTACATCAAACTAGGGTGTAATGCCGTCAGAATCGACTACAAGGCTGTTCTGAGGCTATTCTTAAAACGCCCCTGCTATTTTAGCCCGTTGTGGGCATCTGGGTCCCACGGGTCAGTAATATCGGCAGGACTACCATCATTATCTCGGATATATCGGTATCCGAGGTTCTCGCCGCCCTTAAATTGTTCTGGGGATAGCGCTCGGTGACGTCCTTGGGGGTCTGGGTGACCTTCGAATAGGGGAATATCTCCAGGATACTTCAGCAGGTGGTCTGCACCAGCCATAACTTGGTGAAAACTAGGAAGGGTCTTTTGACCACCTTCAGGATTCCCCTGTAAAAACGTACGTGCTGCCTTAGCTGCTCGGTAGCCAAATAGGTATCCCTCTACACCATCAGTTATCTTTGGTGGAATTGCTTCGTGTCTTCCCATACCTGTTCTTCCAAACCGAACTAATTTTTTTCCGCCCTCGGATTTTTATCCTTAAAGCGCCCCTGTTACCTTGCTACGCCGAACATCTCGGGGTCGAAGTCGTTACGCTTCTTCGTTGGAGTGCCCGTTGGGTAAGTCTGAGCAAACTGTCTGTCGTCAAGATTGCAGTTACGGCCTCGGTGGGTGACCAATCGGTACCTGAGTTCGTCTGCCATGTGTGGGGTTCCGCCCATTAGGTCATGAATGTGCTTGGGCTGGTAAGCCGCTTCGACAAAGTGGTCAGACATTTACTTGAACTGAGTCTTGTTTAGGGCGTGGTGCTTGCCAGCTTCGTATCCAGTCTGGCCAGTTAGACCTAGAGCGCCGCCAACAGCACTAGCAGTTCCAGAATCTGGCAGGTTTGCACTCATAGATGCTCGTAGGGCATCTGGCATACCTGGGTCAATGAACGCACCCTTGCTCGCTAGATAGCCAAGTCCTGCACCGATAGCGGTTACAGTTGCGACTCTACGTACAGACTGAGGGACTTTAGGTAGTTTCATGACTCCAGTGTGCCAGAGTGTGGGGGCGTTTTAGGGCTAAATTGCAGATTTTAGGTATTCAAAGCACATTAGATGACGAGCGGAGTCCCAACCTGCATCGTGTGGCTTATAGGTGTCCATGTTAATCCTGGCGTACTCCAAGGACATTTCTTTCCAAGTCTTCATGGAGTGCCCGTTTTTTCCATCCAACAGCCACAGCATCCCGTTTAGCTCGGCAGTTTGTCTACTAAAAAGGGAGTAAGTCTTAGGCAGAGTCACTCTAACGAAGGGCATATCGAAGCCAGTGATGTTAAATCCGACTGGAACGGTCTTTAGGCGCTTTTTTGGGTTAGCCCCGTGGCTGATTAGCCACTCATACAGCAGTTCATCGACCTCTTCGGGGTGTTTTCCGTTAAGCCTGAGCTGTTCTTGGGTGATTTTGTGCACTTCGGCAGCCCTATCCTCCCAGTACATGTCCGCAGGAGGGCGCAGGTAGTAGGAGACAGTCTCAATACCAAGGGGCGTAGAGACAGATAGGCCAATCTGGATGAGCTTTCCACCCCTTTCCATGTCAGGGCAGCTCATCTCGCCGTCAATACCTACAAATAGCACCCGAAAAGCATAGCAGGCGGGGGCGTTTTAGTGCGAACGTACTGATTTCGCATGTTTAAGGGGGGTCAAACCGATGCTTTTCGTACCTTTTGGCTACTGCCTCGACTGAAATAGCATCAACCGTGTGTGAGGCCTGGGGGTCTATTGTTACATTTTGCGGTAATTGTTACTTGTTTGTGATGTTATCAGTTTGTTACATTGTGGGCGGTTTTCGTTATTTTTCCGTTATCTGGCGGTGTGGCATAATTTGACTATGAAGAACTGCCACCGCTACGGCTACGGCTACTAGCGGGTCGCACACTACACTTCCAAGGTGTCCGTTATCCGTTCGTTACTTGTAGGTAACGAATAGATAACAATTGGTTGGTCGCTAGGTATGGTTACGCCTATTGGTTGCGGGTTCAATTCTCGCACTAGCGACGGTTACCATTCGGTAACTATCCAACGGCGTATTATCACGAAAGGATAACAATGCCATCAGCAACCAAGTCCCGTACTACGGGCACCGCTTCACCAGAAACATCCGTACGCAGACCCGTCACCGTCAAGTTGGGTAAGTCCACTGACACGGTACAGGTATTCGACACTGGCGTTCGCCTAGACACCTCTATGTATGCGGTTCACCAAATCATAGAAGCCCTTAGGAACGAAGCCAGTTCCTGGTATGTAGTAGAAGACACCCCTGCCAACCGTAAGGTCTTGGCTAAGAAAGACGCTAACCGCAAGGCTAAGGGTAAGTCTCCACGCCCTCGTATCATCGAAGGTGGCTACATCCTTCTAGGTGGTAAAGCAAGACACCACCGTGAGCAGGGTACCTCAGTTCCTAACCTAGTACGCACTTACTTGGGCTTCAAGCAAGAGCAGAAGCGTTGGGAAGCCGCTGCTCAAGCACACCGAGACGCACTACACGACTAGGTTTACCAACCGCCTAGCATCACCGCAAGCCATTAGCCCGCCTATAAAGCCATTATGGGCGGGCTTTTGGCTACTGCCAGCCAATCAGCAAGGCTAAGCAAGCGAGTGACCAGACTACCAAGGCACCCCCCCAGATGTTATCAAGTAATAAGCTGGCATAGGCGAAAGCACCCCCCTTGCTCATCTATCCCCCATAGAGTCTATGCGAGCCTGTGGCTTGATAAAGCCTGGCAAGAGAGTATCTATCTCTATGTATGTATCTCTCTCTATCAGTAACACACTAAAGACCTCCTCTTGAGAGTTCACTCAAGGGGGAGAACCCCCTTAGACCCCCCGTAGCGGGGGCGTTCTAAGGAAAGCCCTAACGAAAGGAAGAAAGATGGGCAGGAAGAACAAGAACGCAAGCAAGCGTTCTATCCAAGTCACGAAAGTGATTACGCCACACCAGCTAAAGCGAGAAGCCGAAAGAGCACGGCACTTGCTTCAGGGTATAGAAGAGCCCTATGCCCACCGCACTAGAGAAGAGTTTACTCACAAGGTAAGTGCTTCTCTCTCCGAAGATGTACAAGCCGAACTGATGGCTATCTTCCAGAAGTAGAGCCTCAGGGGGGCGAAAGCCCCCCTGTAACCCCCCGTAGAAAGGAACAGCAGTGAACAAAAAGTTCAACATTGACTTCGAAGCGTGGTCGCTTGTCGAAGCCAAAGACCAAGACGAAGCCGAAGCCATCGCACGAAAGATTGTTAGCATCTGTGACAATGCTTTGACTGACGAAGGCTATTCGATGAGCATGGTTGTCGTTGATGACGGCATTACCGAAGCAGATGAGGAGAACTAATGCCTAAGTATGTAATCAAAGCCAAGAGAACACATTGGTATGAAACAACCGTTGAAGCAGACGGGGAGATTGAAGCCGCTGACCAAGTGAGAGATTGGTTAGCGGACGATTGGGAAGAAGGAAACTTTGAAGTCCAAGCACAATGGGACTTCGATGCCATCAAAGTAGAGGAGGGTAACTAATGGCATACAAGTTGTTTTACATCGACAGCAAAGGTGACAAGCGTTACCTACACAGCACAGAAACAGGCAAGGTGTGGGAAACAGACAGCAAAGCCGTAGCCCTCAAGATGCGATGGGCAGAATGGCAACAAGGTGGGTTGCTCACCATTGAAAGCACAGACACACGACCAAAGGAGGATAACTAATGGGTAGAGAAGTTCACTTTGTTATCGCAGTAGATGTAGATACTAAGCAGGTCTACATAGATGACGATACATACTCAGCCAAGTTTGATTACGAACAAGGCTATTACGACACCGACAAAGAGCAATGGTTTGAAGATGAAGACCGCACCTTGTATGACCTAGCACTAGGCATACTCAACAACAAAGCACAACTAGAAAGGGAATAACAAATGGCTAGATTCGCCGTTGATGTTGTCTTTACATACAAAGCAACATTCTTAGTAGAAGCAGACAGCCACCACAATGCCAAAGTTATTGTGGCTGATAGCCCAAACTTGCACCCCAAGTTGTGGCACGGGAAAGAAGTGTTCCCTGCTAACACAGAGCGTGACAATGGTTGGTCACGAATAACAATTGGTGAGTCTGAGGTGCTTGACAAAGCACAAGCATCTGCCACCAAGCCAAGAGCAAACTTCCCCGACTACGGGGATGACGGGGAGGAGTAGAGATGCCTAGTAAGAAGTATTGGAAGATGCTAGACACTGACCACCCTGCTTGTGTGAAGAACACAGCCGCTCTAGCCAGCCTGTCCACTAACTATGACTTTCCTTCACCATTCAGTCTGTTCCTAGACCTGATTGGTTGGAGCGAAGACAACCTCGGTGAGAGGTTGTATCAACTAGATAGTCTGCACCTTGACTACCTAGCTGGAAGCTACCTCGGTAGTGCTCTGTCTGAGTATTCAGACAAGCCTGACGAGGTTACAGCTTGGGTCACCAAGCTGTGTGCAGAAGAAACAAAATAACAACTGTTCTAAGGAGGACACAATGAGCACAACGCTGCTCACCAAGAGCGACATAATCTTGTCGACTCACGCATCAAGTTACATCCGTATGCAACTTGACGGCCACAGGCGTTACCCTGGTGCTGTCTCTGTGTACGGAGATGACCCTGTAGACCTTGACAAGGTTCACAGCGACCCTAACGAGGCTAAGGACTACGACAGCCTTGTGCAGACCACTCGTTGGCTTCTCAAGTCTTTCGAGCACGCCGAGCACATCATTAGGAACAAGCACAAGTTCATTGCCCTAGCTGAAGCTAATGACGACAGCGTGTCAGTGACCTTCAAGCACGCAGGCATTGTTTCTGTGTGGGATTCAATGCGAGGTACTGATAGCAGGTTGCTCAACATCAGAGCATCTGCAGTTGGTAAGCTGCTTGAGCCTTACGCAGCTCTGTTGTCATCCGACCACCCCACTGCAATTAGGTACAAAGACTGGGGCTCAAGCGTGTGGGTGTTCAACAACCCCAAGCTTCAGCAGAGCTATGTAGGTGACGCACACACACCTACACTGCAACGAGCACTGTGGCTTAGTAAGCGTAACAACTTACTCAACATGCTAGGCAGTGGTCAGCGTTACGAGACCAAGCGTGACCTAATGGTTGATGACACTCCTCGTATTGCTTTACTTGTACAGCCTGACCACCAGAGCTCAATCACAGTGAGTGACTTCCGCAAGTTAGCAACAGCAATGGATAGACACGCCAACCACAAGCCGTCTATCTATGACTTGCAGTCCATTCGCTCTGACCTACTCGGTGAGCAGGTAGCCCTACAACGACACGAGAGTGTTCAGCGTCAGGTCATTGCTCGTGAGAACTTCACCAAGTATTGGGACACACTCAAGCGGGCTATCCGTGATGAGGCACCATCGCTTGTGGATGCAGAGCTACAGTGGAGAGAGATACCACTGCACCCAGCAGACACACCAAGCTCACGCACTTGGGGCATTGAGGTCGAGACTGTTCGTGCTCACTTGGTTAACCGACCTGCTGGTTGGGACTCACGCTACGATGGCTCACTTCCTGATGAAGGTGGTAGCAGTTGTAACTGTGACTGTGACAGCTGCTATGATGGTGACCACTGCAATGACAGAGGCAGTGACTGCTACGACGACAACGATGAGGACATCGAGTCGAGAGAGTTCGTCTCTCCTGTCCTTGAGAGCTTCAACTCTCGTGGTCTTCGTTCTATCTGTGACGAGCTACCTACCAGAGAGGAACGCACTGAGCCTGGCATCCATGTCCATGTCGGTGCCCGTGACTTGACGATAGCAGATGTTGGTAGACTGCTAGTTGCTTACAGCGTAGCTGCACCAATCATCATGCCTCTCTACCACCGAGAGGTATACGGATACTGCAAGGAGACAGGCACTAGCACCATTCAGTCCTGGCTCAGTGCAGCTCGTAGGTATCTCAAGGAGCAGGGCAGACTGCCTCAGCCTGTAGAAATCTACAGCTCACTAAGCAGTGACCGCTACCAAGATGTCAATGTCACAGCACTTGATAGGCACGGCACCATTGAGTTCCGTGCTATGGGTCCTTACTATGACTACGACCACCTAGTCCGTTGGGCTTGGTTCTGTCGTGAGATGGTCAATGTATCCAAGCTTGGTCTACCTCAGCAGGTATGGACACGGTGCAAGTCTGTACGAGATGTAGTCACCGTGCTTCGCAAGTACGGTTCAGAGTCACCGTTTGACAAGGACTTCTTGGCAATCGACACAGCATCACTCGTCTTACAAGACGACTAACCACTAACGAATAGGAGAACATACCATGTGTGGTATCGCAGGCTTTAGCCTATCCCCAAACAGCAAGGTCAAGACACGAGAGCTTGCTCATGAACTACTAACATCCATCGAGGACAGAGGTTACATGGCTTCTGGTTATGCTTACCAAGTCAATGACACGATGGGTTACTTCAAGGCTGCAGTGCCTGGCTCACAGCTACCGCTCAAGCAGTTGCCTAAGTCAGCACGGCATGTCATCTTGCACACTCGCCTTGCTACTCACGGTGCAGTGACAGACAATCGCAACAACCACCCTGTGTTGTCACCTAGTCAAGACATTGCTCTAGTACACAACGGTGTCATCTACAACCACCAAGAGGTACGCTTCAAGATTGACGGCGACCTACCTGATGTAGACACCAGCGTTATCCCTGCTGTCATTGAGCAGCTCGGTGTTGACTCACTAGATGTGCTTGACGGCGATGCAGCTATCGCATGGTTCAACCGCAACGAAGCTAACACCTTGCACCTTGCTAGGTTCCAGCACTCACCACTTGTCATGTGTCAGATTGAGGATGGCTCGTTCATCTTCGCTAGTACTGAGAAGTTGTTGTGGGAGGTTCTAGTTCAGCTTGACCTCATGCCTACATGGATGGAGACAGCTAAGGAGCTTGACTACTTCACAATTCGTGATGGCATTGTGCTCTCTAGTAGCAGACTACCTGAGCCTAAGCACTACAACAACTACTACGACTACAACTACTACCGTCACCAGACTGCTGGTGCTAAAAGTAGCAGTACTACGAGTGGTGCCACCTACAACATCTATGGCTCTCAGTATGTCGAGGGCTATGGTTGGAGCGAGTGGGATGACTTCGGAGAGGAAGACGACAGATACTTCTACGCTGAGTCATCATCAGACAATGTGAATAACAACAGGGTTATCTCTATCCCTGAATACGAGGATGGGTACGAGGACAACATCATTCCCTTCACTAAGCCCGACATCAGTCGTGGCAAGTGGTACACCCGCATCCTTGAACATGGTGAGGAACAGACCGACCTCTTGGTGTACAACGAGGGACAAGTAGAGCAATGGAAGGATGAGCTGTATCTATTGTCAGATAGCCGCAGTAACATGACTGTCATTGACTACGGTGTCATCAGACGAGACGGCACTCTAGTGTCTGCTACTGAAGACATCTTCTAACAGATGTGGTTGGGCTGTCCCGTGAGGACAGGGGCAGCCCAGCCCAACACAAACAAACACAGAAAGGAACACGCATGGGATACGAACCAGGAGTAATCACACGCATAGCTAATACCTACACACTGCTCCAAGATAGAGGGGTCAATGTGTGGTATGGCGAAGCAGGTGACGATACCGAACTAGCCAAGATGACGCTAGACGGCAAGAACTTGCAGGAGCTTCTTGATTACTGCAAGGAGTATGGATACCTAGATGATGAGGAGGATAACTAATGCCAAGATTTCGAATTGGATACAGCGATGAATCTTATGGCTGGTATTACTTTGATGCCGAGAACGCTGAACAAGCTCAGGAGCTAATCTTCTTAGTTGAGGAAGGCGAACTTGATGTAAAGAAACTACCTGCTTTTTCTCACAAGGAGAACGGCGGTCAACATGAGTGGATTAACCCACTAGAGGAGGTTAGCTAATGAGTGAGTGTATGCACCCAGAGTTCAGATGGTTGAACTGTGATGAGCATGGTAAAGACTGCACAGAACAGGTCTGTGTAGATTGTGGAGAGGAGAAATAATGTCAACAGTACCTACGGTCAAAGAGGACCTCAACGCCAAGTACATACACAACGAGTATGGGTGGATGGTGGGTAAAACCATCAAAGCAGTTAGACCACTGACTAGAGAAGAAAAAGATAACTACGGGTGGAGCGGTTCAGAAGTTCCGTTTGTCATTTTCTTTGAGGATAGGTCGTGGGTAATCCCTATGTCTGATGATGAAGGCAATGGGGCTGGAGCACTGGATTACTACAAGAGAGGAATGTAATGCCAAAAAAACCAATCTGGTTAGATGACTACCAAGCAGAAGTTTTGCTTGGGTATGTAGGTGAACTACTAGACGATAAAAGCAAAGTCCCTGACAATGACAGGGAAGTGCTAAGTGCTGTATACGAACAACTAATAGAGGAGGAAAAGTAATGGCAATTACAACAAGCGAGAGAGCAGAGCTACGCAATTACCTAGCAGAAGCTAAAGGTATTGCATGGGATACCTGCCACAAAATCTATGTACTCATGGATGACGAGCAGATGAAACTCATGCATGAGTATGAGTATGACCCACTGATTAGTTCAGACGAGATGACACCTGCAAAGATGTCAGCAACCATATCCAAGTGGTACAAAGAGTCATGCGGACTCAGATTTGTACAGGCAATCTCTACCTTTGATAACGGTGAAGGAGATTACCACGACATAGTTTCACAAAGATACTGATAAAAGAAAGGAAACAAAATGCCATACAGTAAAGAAGCACACGACCTACTAGACCAAACCTTTGAGGCTCTGAAAACCAAGAAGGGACAGTTTGCTTGGGCGTACATGGTTGGCTTGCTAATGCCTAACGTTTCTCTAGAAGACGCTAAGCGTATTGCTGAAATTGTAGAGGGATTAGATAGCGACAAGTAGTCGCTCAATAAAAAGAAAGGAAAACAAATGGGACTAGACATGTATCTAGATGTACGTAAGTTCATTTCAGTAATCGATTGGAAAAGTGTTCCAAAAGAAGGAGTGCCTGATGGAACGTCTTTCAGTGACTACAAATCAGCTGAGTTCTTGAAGTTAGCAGAGTTCTTTCCTGAAAGCCTCAAGAAGTATTCTCAGACAGGAAGCTATGCGACACTAAACGTAGGTTACTGGAGAAAAGCGTATCAAATTCATAACTGGTTTGTGAAGCACGTGCAGAAAGGCAACGACAATTGCGAGCCGTATTGGGTAAGCCGAGACACACTAAAAGAGCTGTTAACTACAGTAGACAAAGTGCTGTCTGGAAGTAAGCGAACAGCAGAAGAGCTGTTGCCTTCAACTTCCGACTACCACGACTGGTATTACGATGACCTGCGGCACACCAAAGAAATGCTTGAGTCAGTATTAGCAGATGTGCCAGAATCATGGGACTACGACTTCTACTACAACTCAAGTTGGTAAGAAAGGAACAACAAATGAAAACTACTATCAAAGGTAAAACCCCAAACAATTGGACAGACGGAGATTGGACTGTTCGATTTGTTTATGAGTCCTTCTTCATTGCGGTTAACACAGTAGCAAATAGTGGAGAACAAGCAATCAGGTATGCCATGAATGAGATACCTGTAATAGAAGCTGAGCCTTTAGAAATAGAGGCTGAGCTTATGGGTACATACAGATACTAGAAAGGAAATGCCATGAAAGATGATGGTGCAAGAGGTAGAGGAGACGCCAAGTTCTTTTGGAAGAAGACTTGGATGAAAGGGCATGCACTCAATGAGGAACACAAGTACAAGCTAAACGAGTTAGCAGAAATTCGTGCAAGGTTATTCGATGGCAGAGTTCGGTCGGATGACAAGGTAGACGACATGCTTGCTCGCCAGATGGCGTTGCTTGACATGCTTTACATTGACGGCGTAGATGTTGAATACAGAAAGGAAGCACCATGTACCACGCAGATGATGAAATGAACGAGCTCTACGAGTTCATGCGAGAAAAGGCTGACGCTCGTGAGGAACAAGAAGAGTATGAGGGTGACTCATCCGATACAGAGTCACTAGCAATCGCTAAAAGAATGCACAGAGAGGACTACTAATGAGTACACAGCTGACCGAATGGCTGGCAACAATCGCCAGCGCCAACACAAACAAACCCACACTTGACACACATGTGATGGTACGAAAGGATTCTCTTAGCAAGATTATCCTGGCCGCATACAAACTAGGAAAGGAAGATGCAGCAAATGAAAACAATAACTGATTGGTCGTATGACCTCAACGTGTTCTCCTCAAACGAAAATGGTGTTCTTGACACTGTTCAACCCTCAATCTACTTCATGAGGGAGCCTGAAGAACCCTCAATCTTCGAGAAGGTCAGTGACAGGGTATACCTACAATCGTTCAAGGTGCCTACTAGTGAACGTAAGTCTCTGCGAGTTGCTTTCGATGAAGATGAATGGGGAGATGACTTCTTCCTGAGCTTAGATTGTTTCTACGACGAAATGGAGAGGTGGGGAGTACCAACGGCGTTCTATAGAATCCTGTCCAACTTACCTGTAATTGGCCACGATTTAGTTCTGTCTGACTTAGAGTACGACAAACACGGAGAAGTAGTTTGGAACAAAAATGTCTGATTCCGATAGTTTTCTAACAGAAGAGGGCATGTTCAAGCTCATTGGGGCACTTACTACTGAAGTGATTAACCACGGTCAAAGAGAAGCTGACCTAGTTGGTTTGGATGCTGAAAACCAACTCACGAGCGAGCAAATTGCCATCATCATGAAGACCAACACTCTGCTGTCTACTTTTGCAGGGGTATTGGTCAAGATTGTTGAACGACAAAACCCTAAGTTTGCTCAGCTTGTACTAGAAGTGTGGACTTCTCCCGCCATTCAAGAGCTAGTGGAGATTGCCTTTGTAGAAGAAATCAACGGTGCGTTGCTTTTGGTAGAAGAAAGCATCAACAGGTTAGAGCAAGAAATCAACCAGTCAGATAGAAAGGAGAACGAATGACAATCTACATTTGCGGGTATTGCGAAGAGTTCATTGACGACGAAAAGCAACTTGCGTATTGTCAAGGGTGTAATGACTACAAAGGTCTAATAAAAGTGGCGGAAACAGACCTAGAGTAAAAAGAAAAGGAGGGCACATGAGTTACGAAATAGGGCAAGAAATTGCCAATTCCCCTCTCTCGTTAGAGGACAAACTATCCTGGCAGCTTACTGCCAATCACTACCCACCAGTTGGAAACGAGTTCATCCCGATTGCTACTTTGGCTATTCTTCATGCCAAAGATAATGATTGGGACACAGTTCTAGAGTTTCCTAACGGACTGCAGCGAACCGTATCGTTTGTTGTAGAAGGGCTTCACCTACAACCATTCATCGACGGAATGTCAATTCCAAAGGAGGACAACTAATGGCAATCTACGAAGTACACGTTCACACTATCTACAAAGCAGAAGCAAAGTCACCTCAAGAAGCATATAGAAAGATTGACTCTGGGGCAGAGTTCCCAGTGCTTCCTTATGAAGAAAACACTCACTTTTTAGGCTCAGTGATTCTGGACGTCAAAGAAATGAAAAAGGAGGAATTGTGAGGTACTTGTGCACTGACTGCAGGGTAGAAACAAGCGAACACCAATGCTACAAGTGTGGTGGTTACAAAGCCATCATGAATGAAGTAGAGGCCCAAGATTATTTGGGGTACGACTGGTTTGAGGAGGAACCACAATGAAAAATGCAAAAGACCTTAAACAGCTAATCTTACAGGCAGAGGACCAAGGTTGGCAAATTTTGAAAACTAACGGAGACCATCTAAAATGGGTATCACCAACAGGTCTCGTAGTGTTCTCAGGAGCTACGCCGTCTGACCGACGTGCACTCAAGAACATCACACGAGAGTTGAGGGTCCGAGGTTTCATCGAAATAAAGAAAAAGAATAAGAGGTAAAAATGGAAAGAAGTCTTGTCAAAGTTACTGATGCTCTGTGTGCTGAGGTAGACCCAGAGTTATTCTTTGCTCAAGACTCCATGAAGTATGGGGGCACCGCATCGTACATCAACGTCAGGTATGCAAAAATGCTGTGTGCTAGGTGCCCTCTTACTTACTCTTGTCTTATGACTGCGGTAAAGAACACTGAGGAGTATGGCATCTGGGGAGGGTCAACTCCTAGCGAGCGCCGTCACATTCACACTAATGCAGACGTAGTAAAGTTCGTGTCAAAACTCAACGATGAGAACCGAGCTTTGCCTAGGCGCAAAAGAAATAGATAACGCCCCAACACAAACATTCCAGGGTCCACCATGCTTCAAGTGTGGTGGGCCCTTGTTATCTACTAACTAGTCTTCAATAGACTCTGAGATAATTCGAGTAGTTGCATCCTCATTTATAGGGTTCTGCATCTCTCTTAAAGCACTTGCACGGTCACCAAAAATAGCGCTCAAAACACCTCCGCTAGTCTCTCGGCTAGCAGTGATTTGAACAAACTCTTTGTTGCTTTCTAGGTCCTTCATATTGGACACTAACTTGAACAACCTGTCAATCTCTTGTGACACATTCGGGTCAGCGTATCCGCCACTCATTTCCTCTGCATACCGCATAAATGCTACCCTCTGGCCTTGCATCTCGATAATCGCAGTGAGCAAATCCTTCAGCTGTTCACGAGTTTTAACCTCTACCGGAAGGTTAAACGCACACATGTTATCTGGCTTAAATGCAGGGCAATTTGCAGCAACAAAACAGGTGTTACACTGCCTCAAAGAAGACTGCTGAGAACGTACTACAGCCACTTCTTTCAGGTTGTTATCAGCGTCTACAATCGTCTTAGATTCAAACCCAAAAACAGGTAAGTTAACCTTTTCTGCAGGGTCTCTAGGCTCAACTTTTTTCCGCTCTACAGAACCCTTGTTATTAGAAGCCCCTAGGTCCAAATCCATCAAACCCGTATATAGAGACTCGTCGTTGTTATCTACTAACATCTCCTCAATTGATGGTAAATCGCCCTTGATAACACGAAATCCGTTCTTCTTTTTATCTTTATCCATGCTCGCTTCTAACTGTAAATACGACCAAATAGCCACTTTAGTAGCCTCTAAAGTGTCGTCAGAGACAAACTTCTCAAAGTCTAACCCAGCATCACTGACAATACGAGCGTAACGTCTGCGAGCTTGGTCTTTCATTTTTTTAGGATAACGGACTAACTTACTTCCATCCCAAACAATGGTCTCTCCTCGTCTCATAGGAGAAATCCAAGACAAAGTGCTGGCGGTGTCGAACGGAATCTGACGTAAATTGTCAGGCTTGGCAGTAGCTAACGCATGAAAAGAAGTTCCATACTGAGCTTTAGCTGCTCTGACTAATCCAGAAAGAAAAGGCACATTCTCTATGGCAGTGCCAGGAATCGCCACATTTTGGTATTGAGCTGCCCATTCTCCAACCAATAACGTGCTGTAAGTGTCATGCCAAACAACCCACATCTTCGGGTCATTTTCAAAGGCTGCTCTGTTCTGGAGTATCCTGGGCAATCCCCAAGCTTGACTATCAAACTCTACCCAGCCCTCTATTCTGTCGTAATTCAAAGCTACGAACTCTTCATAATTAGCTGCGTACTCTTCTAGCTCTCGCTTGGATAGACCTGCTTTGTCTGCTTGAGTGGCCCCTGAATCTACCCACACTTTCATGTCAGGAAGAAACTGCTCCCCTACCATGTAGGCTTTAGTCTTAGGCAGACCTCGCTTACACAAGCCCCAATAGTTCAACATCACGTTGGTAACACCATTGCGTTCTAGCAAGGTGCGATTGCTAGGAATCTCTACGCCACCAAATATAAGCATTACTCAAACCTAACTGTCTCAGTTCGAATAAGGCGCTTATCTCTAGTCATAAGTTCGTTTTGTTTAGAAATAGCGTTCTCAATGTCACTCCAAGCTCTCACGGATTTGGGGGCGTCAGGTCGGAACTCTGCTCGTAAATAAGACGGAACACCAAACATCAAAGAGGGAATGCCCTGCTCAAAAGCAAAAGCCCACAAAGAAGGATTGCTAGTAATAAATAGGTCTACTACACCTTTAGCTCTAGCTAATTTAAGTTGGCGTTCTTTTAAAGGTTCGCCTTCAAGTGACACAGAGCTGTCAATCATGTTGTCGAAATCAACAATCTTATTTTGGTCTACCCATTGCTTAGCCAATTGTGGGGAAAGCTCAGTTATAAAAGTAATCTGATTGTAAGCACTCAGTGCTCCAACAACCAGTATTCCTTGGGAGATAGGCTCATCATTTCTGTGGCCTCTTAGTACTCCGTCTAAATCTACTACTATGTGCATAAATTACATACTATTACGATACGTAGCAGCTCGCCTTATCAATGTTCTCGTGTCAGGCAGGTCTACACCATAATTTGGTTCATTTGATTTGAACTCTTTGACCTGCTTCAAAAGGTTTATAGCACCACTACGCTTGCTCGCTTGCCACCTGTAGTTGTTGAAATCGTAGTATCCAGCGCCATCGAGCGTAAACGCCAAATGACGATTGCCGTGAATTTCATTAAACAGAGCTTCTGCTTGCTTTTTTGCAGCGTCCATCTTTACTTCGGCATTGCGTCTTGTAGCGTCTGCATGGGACACTCTAACGTCCTGTAAAGCACTGGTAAACCTAGTGTGAATCTGCTTTGCAGCAATAGCATCAGCATCAGCAGCCACATCCCATTCAGGATTGACTGGCGCTGTTTGTGTTGGGTCGGGTGGCACTGTCCACTCGTCATACTTCAAATCGTATGCTGCGTATGGGTTAATAGTGCGGATATCGGTAGCACCTGGATTAACGTAAAAAGTCAACTCGTATCCGTGCCAATTTTCAGTCTTTGGGTAAAGCATGCTGCGGAACAGCTCGTTAATCATGTCTGCAATTTCAGAATCTAACAACCCTGCGTATTCTGGGTTGGCTTTCCTAAACTGAACGCCGTCTACGCCTACCAAACAATCCAAATCGCCTGGCTCACGGTGTGCTGACCACTGGTAACTTACGCCAGAACCCGCCAGCCACGGGTGTGCCCAGAGTTCTGAGTGCCGAAACTCGTGAGAGAAAAAATCCTGCAATAACTGCATAATGCTCTGTCTTACCCACGACCTCAATCGGCGTCCCTCAAACAGGGTTGGGTCTAACGTCGTAGACGGTTCACTAAAGTACGACGTGCTAAAACTACCCAGACCAGACATACGTCTAGTTTATAGAGTTATTAGATACTAGTCAGTCTTAAAACCACGTTCCTTCAAGGCGTCTTTCACCTTGTCAGAAGTGCTTTGTTCGACTGGTCGAAGGGCCTTAATCACTGTGTCTGCTACCTTCTGCGCCAGAATACTTGACTCAAACTCGTCTACAATCTGCTTGGCAGTGGTGTACACGTCGTAGTTAGTAATCGGTCTAGCTGTCTCAATGCCCTCTTCAGGCATCTCTGGTAGGGTCATAATCTGACCGTCTTCAGCAATTACTGCAATAAAAAATGCTTCAGCCTTCATTAGTACATGCCTCTCATGGCTCGCTTCTTAGTGGTTGCAACAGCGTGGAACGGGCAAAAATGGCACAGGTACACCTTTGGTGCTCCTGAATTTGCTGGGTCTGGTAACCCCAGTTCCTTGCGCTCTCGGTCGGTCTTTGGTAACAATCGCTTTTGCTCTGATTCATAATCAGTGCAGCCTGGGTCCGATGGCCTTAGGTGATAGTTGTAGCACTGCATCGCATCTTCTGCGAACTGCATTTTAGTGCTGTAAAACTGCTTCTCAGGGTCCATTGCGTCCAGACCCTCAGAGCCACCGCCCTTTAACTGGTCGATGATTGCTTTACGGTTCTCCTGCTTCATCCATGTCTTGACTGGAAGGAGGAACATCTTGCCCATGTGACGCTCACCACTTGGGAACTCGTGCTTCTCAAGGGTTAGTTCTAATAGAACATCGGTCTCTGGCGGACCATCGTGTGGAGGGAGTTCTTCAATAGTGTTACACACTAAACAATAAACCAGTCTGATAACTGGGCCATCGTGAAACTCCCGCTTACCAATTAGCGGTGCTTCAGCCATTTAATGGTTCTTTCGTTGTGCTGTCGTATAGCTTGCCTTTGTATCCAGGCCAAGGGCGCAATCCGTCCTCAGTTACGCCTCGGTCTTTGCCGTATCCTGGACTGTTAATTCCAGAGGCACCTGGGTGAAAAGGTGCTTTAGTTCCAATAGAGTCGCCCATTTTGTTCTCCAATTTAAGTTACTTGCTAGATGGCTTCTTTGTTGCTGGCTTCTTGGCAGCAGGTTTTGCTGCTGGGTTCTTCTCAGCAGGAGCTTTAGGTGCTGTTGGCTTCTTGGCCGCTGGCTTCTTAGCTGGAGCCTTCTTTGGTGCTGGCTTCTCTTCTACAAACAGCTCTTCAAGTAGCTGGTCAACTTGCTTCTCTACCTCTTCAATGGTAGGTAGGACAAGGTCTGCTGGACGCTCCCAAATGGTGCCGTCTTGAACCTTGCCATCGCCGTCTGAATCTACGGCCTTTAGATTTAGATTGGCATCTTTCTTGCCAAACAACTTACTCCAAAATCCCATTTTGTTCTCCTTGTTAGTGTTAGGGGTTTTATTCTATTTTAGTACGGATTTGGCCCAAAAAACTTGTGCACTGCTAGTCTAGCTTCCATTACGTGGTCAACTTTACCGCCAGTGTAGCCTGCGTCTTGTGATGCTGGGTCGTGTTTTACTACAGAAACGTCGTAGCCTCTCTTAGACACACCCTTACCGTAGTCTAGAGCAGCCTTTTTGTTGTCAAAAAACTGCGTCTTCTTGTCGCTTAGGCTAGCTATATCCCCTACTATCCTCCACTCATTGTGGGCTAATTCGTAGTGGTTTTGTTGACGCTTTGGGTGAAATGCTCTGTTAGGTTTTGGCATGATTACTTTCCTGGGTTAACCATCTTGTCGGAAGGAAATTCGGACGTAGTAAATCCATACCCGTAGAATGGGTGTAGGGACTGACGGTTGTTCAGGGTGTCCTCGTTACCCTTAACGTCAAGCACCTCGGTGTCTGGGCGAACCTTGCGGTACTTACCGTCGGTAGCGCCTTCATTCAAACCTGCGTTCATTGAACGGCTTGTGTTAACTGCCATTAGGCCATCTTGCCTTTCACTCGTTGTGCAGCTCTGTCGTTCCTGCACTGGGTACAAATACCCTGGTTGTATAGGTACTGCACTGGGTCCATTACAATGCCACACTGTGGGCAAGGGTGAGAACCCTTATACATTGTAGCGTTTTGGGCGATTTTGTACGCCTGTAACTCTAGGGTCTCTCCGCCGTCACCGTCTCCACTAAACATTAACGGCCTCTTCCCTTGCCAGCAGACTGGGCTGCAAGTTTTGCTTCGTATTCAGAAGCAGCTTCTGGACTTGGAGCAGTAAACGCCGATGGGGTACGGTGTGCTGGAATTACTGGAGCATCAGAAGTCTCCATAATTCCTGTAAACGCCTGCTCTAAACGAGTCTTTCTGCTCTTAGGAGCAGCTGGCTTCAAGTCAGTCTTTGCCTCAACGTTAGTAGCTACGCCTCGGTTAGTAGGCTTAGCGGTAGTTGGGGTAGAAAAACCCTGCTCATTCAGATACCGTTCTGGGTTGTAAACAACCATCTTCATGCGGGCCTTGTTCTTAGTAGCAAATGTGCTGTTGTGGTGATGCATCGCTGCTTCTGCAATGTTTCCATTGTTAATCATTGCTTGCGTTTCATCTGCGACTATCTTTTCACGCTTTTGACGAATGCTAATTTGAGCTGCGTAACCCGCCATTTCTTTTGCCTTGTTTTCCTCAGTAATTTTTGCAGCAGCTGCTTGCTGAGAAGTAAACTGTGCTGTGGTACTGGGTGAAAATGGGAAAGGCTTTGGTAAATCCTTAGTAAGATTAGGGCTAGGTAGGCCTCGCTCTTTAGGGTCTGCAGTCTTCCAAGACTCCAGCAGCCTGCCTCTGTTTTCTTCGTGCTTTGCTTGCTGCTCTGGGGTCAGTGGCTCAAACTTTGGCATCAAAGCGCTGGGGTCATATGGAACAGGCTTGGTTGGTGCCTTAGCTTTTTCTGCAGCATCCCGAGCTTCAAAGTAAGCCCTGTCTGCCGCCGCTGCTCGTTCCCTAGCGGGAGCCGTAGCTTCGGTAATGCGAACACGCTCTGCCTGCTTTGCAGCACCTTCAGCCTGTGTCTCTTCCAAAGGTCTAAGAGACGGCCGTTGTGGACGAGGCTGCGCTGAAATTGGCTCGTAATCTGGGTCTGTATATGCCTCTGGCTTTGGACTGTACCCTGCTCCTCGCAAAGCAGCCAAAACAGCTGTCTCTTCAGGCTGCTTCTCTGTCAAGGAGTAGCGGTTTCTCACTACGTTTGACATACCAATGTGGCCTGCGTTTACCTTATTGTACTTTCCACCTGTAATAGTTTCCAAGTCTGTAGCAGCATTAGTTACGTGAGTTACAGCAGCAGTTAGGTGGTCAGCAGCTCCCTTGATTTTTCCACTGTTTCTGCTTAGTACGTTTCCCGCAATGTGAGCGTCTTGAGCAGCAGAATTCTTCTCATATGCTTTGCCCAACTGACTCCAGATGCCGTCAAAATCTTCTGCCTTGCCACCTGCACGGATGTGCTGCTGCATGTGGTGCTCAACGTGAGCCTCTAGCTGCTCAATAGAATCGTGCATCTCAGCAAAATGACGCAAATTAGGGCTGGCTGCAGTTGTCGCTTGGCTCTCTCCAGTGCGGTAATCATACCCACCAAATTTTGGGTCCATTACCTTTTCGGTTATTCTGGCCTTTTGACCGCCTTGGTTGACTATTCTCTTTACGTTTCTAGGCGCAGGAGGAATTACTTTTCCAACAGGAGCTTTTACTGCAAAAGATGTAGCAGCTAGGCCTCTAGCACCAGCGTAAGCTGCCCCTAGCTTGCCTCGGTTTTCAGCGCTAACGCCTGCATTCTCATACAGGTGGTTGTATACCTCTCCAACATCGCTAACTTTGTCTAGTTGAGCAGCAGGAACTCGGACAGTAGCACCACCTTCTGGCCGTACTACTGCAGGGGTCTCGACCATTGGTGCTACAGAACGTCCTGTAGAGGTAGTCTCTGGCTGAGATACTCTCTTTAGGTAGTCTTCAGTAGCTTCGCCTTCTTGTGGAAGGTACTTAGAAAAATCAGTAGTCATAGTCGTCTAACCTCACTGGGGTTCCAGAAGAAATGTCAAAAGTTCCTAGTGGCTTTTCCTTCGGCTTTTTAGCAACAGGGGCAGCCGTTTCTCTCTTAACGTTTCTTCCCTTGATGTTCGAAAGAGTTGATGGAGCTGCTGGCTTTGGAGCCTCTTCCACTGGCGCTGGCTTTGGTAATTCAAAAGGAATGTGAGGACCAGTTGGAACTTGGTCACGGTCAACGGGTACTACTCGAACCGTTCCTTTAGTCTTTTGTTGGAGTTGACCTGCCAAGGTTAAAGTAGAAATGTCACCTGGCTTAGACAGCTGTAGCGTACGCCAATTCTGAGAACGAGGCTTGGAGTGCTGAATTGCCCAAAATTGCTGAGACTGCTCTATTCCACCTGCCATTATTTGCCCTTCCTTGATGCAATGTGATTCAAAACTGCTTGAACGCCCTTTTCTCCAATGTGTTTCCTGGTGTCTGCAGGAATGCGAGCGCCGTTTACGATTGCTTGATACGCAATACCCATGTGCTTAGCCATTAGTGCTTCTTCTTGAGCTTTGTTGTCGGCTTCAGCATCGATGGCGCTTCTAGGAGTCGCTATCTTAACTGTGGTTGGAACCTGCTCAGCAGACCCTTCAATACCTTCTCCACCCTTGTAGCTAGGCTTTCTTACGGAACCACCTGCTTGGACTGGTTTAACATCTCTTACAGCGCCTTCAGTAACTTTTCGTTGACCAATAATGCGGGTAGGAGCCTTAGAAGTTCCTGTTTCAGCTCTTTCCGTAAACTCAGAAGTAGCTCGGGAAGCATCTCCTGCGTATCTGCTTATTAAGTCAGATGAGGGCAGCTCTACGCCTGCACGTTCGAAAACTTGCCTAGTAATAGGGTCATTTAAGTGGGAAGCTGCTTTGCCGACGTGACGTGCAGCGGTCATTAGTACTTTCTCTGCGTCTTTGTCATTTCCTTGACGTAGAGCGTTTTGACCCTGTGCAACTAATCCGCTGGCAGTCACTAGGTTGCTCATAGCTTTAAGGTGCTTGTTTCTGAATCCCTTGAGAGAAGTAACCACAGCGCTTGACTTTGAAAGTCCCTGAATGTGACCCTGGAGTTCTTCTTCAGACATTCTTTCTGGGTGGCCTTCAGGCAAAGAGGCCTGTCGGTCAATTGCAGCCTTGTGTTGCAAAGCAGCGTTATAAGCGTTAGTGCTAATTCTTTCTGCTAACTTACCTATGCTCAGGTCATGCTGAGTTAGGTGGGACATTCCGCTAATTGCTGACCTTAGGTTTTCGGCATGAATCTTGTGAGGCGTAGACAGCGATTTGATGTCCTGTTTTTGTTGAGTCAACTGCTCGGAAGTTGCCCCCGTAGACTGTTCGGTCTGGTTGTAAACATGGTGGTGGTCCTCAATTTGCTGGTGAGCACTCCACGCTGTGCGAGCATCCTCAATAGCTTTATTTTCAGCTTTTTGAGAGTCAGTTAGTGGTCTGTCGGTACCGTCTATGTCAACGGTTTTGTGGCCAAGCATCTTAAATGGGTCTGGACCACGCTTGGACGAAGGTATGTACTCACCGTTTTTTGGCATGGGAGCAACTGAAACTTTACCCACTTGGGTAAGAGAAAACTCTCCGTCTTGTAGAGCACGAGGAGGAGTGTGCCCCTTCAAACCCTTCCATTCAGCTCTCCACTTTTCTTTAGGCAGTGGCATGCTTGGGTTGTTAGGGTGAAAACTAGCGCCACCAATCTTTAGGGGCGGCTGCAGTTCAGTAGTAGACGTTGATTGCTGTACTTGAGGTTCAGCGTCAACATTTTTGGGTGTAGTTGGCGTCTCTCTTACTGCATTTGCACTATCAGTTAGAGCTTTCGCACTTCTACCCATTGTTTATCCTTAGATATCCTGCAAACTATTTCTTGAAGCGCCTGAATAGCCGCCAACCCCGCCCGAATACCAAGAAACTCTAGGTTCAGTGTACACTCTATCGACACTTACCACATCGTCAATTGTTGGCTGGTACCTAATACCGTAACCAATTCGGTCTGGAAACAAACGTATTTGAGGCAAAGGCGGGCGCACCATCTGCTGTAATACGGCACCTGGCATAGTTGCTGGAAGCAACGCTTGCTGAGTTAGGCGCTCTTCATTTGAGGCCCACGGACCAGCATAAGTCCATCTGGGCTGTACTACATCAGAAGGTTCTGGACCTCTCCACGGCTTGGTGTAGTCGTATACACCGTCAACACTTTGGGGCATCTTATCTCCAAACTGGTTTTAGATACGCCATTTGGTCGGCTCTGCGGACATTGATGGTGCCAGGACTGTCAGAACGCATGTTGGCCTTGCCGTCGTTGACAAGGTGTGGCGCTGGGGTAAGTTGCCATTGAGGAGCTTGGCGAGGAGCTCTGTACACACCTGCTACAGGGTCAAACACAGCTTTCATTTGCCGCTTGATTCCCATCTCGGCGTTAAACTCTGGTGACCAGTAATAGGCTGAGGCGTCGATTCGTTCACCTTTGTGAACACCTCTTTGATAGGACTTCTGGCCTACTTTTGACTTGATGCTATCCAACAGGCGGTCATCACGACGGCTGCGGATAGTGCCTAAATACCCGTCTGGATATTCGGCGGACGGTACCCTACCTGTTCCGATACGGATAGCATCAAGGTCTGAACGGGCTATTCCTCCGCCTGAACCGCCCTGATTGTTGTAGCCCCAAAAACCGTTACCACCTAGGGACTGCCAGTTTTGGCTGGGGGCAAAAGAGTTGTAATCTCCAGGCATATCAACTACTTACTTTGGAAGGGATTGCTGCCAGAAGGTTCTCCATCAAAACTGAATACACCTTTTCTGGTCTGTGAGCTCAGCGAAAGAGGTCTACCCATATTTTCAGCAATCTCAGCAGTCTTAAATCCAGTTGCTCTTTCTGCGGTTGATGAAAGGCCCTTCTGCAGAGATGCGCCTGCGTTAGGTCCGCCATACCTATACGCAGGGGCCATGCTCTGAGGCTTAGAAAGCGAGCTAATGGGATTAACGTCATACAGTGACATTAATACTCCTTAGTACTGGTCGTTAAGTGCATCCATAAAGTTAGGGTTCTGACGTCCCATAACCGACGGAATAACCCGTGAGTTTGCCATGGTAGGTCCAACGGTTGGGTCCACGGTTGCTGGAGTGGAGACCGAAACCCTGTACGAAGCGCCTAGTTCCTCGTTGTAAAGAACGTTTGAACGGTTAGCCTTACCACCAGCGGTTGGGTCCATTGCCTGCACGTTGTGCTTTGGCATTAGAGTGCCTTTTTCTGGCGATGCTGCGTTTGCAGTGTAGTCATCGGCGTCTTGGCGGTCTGAAATCATTGCGTGACCTTCTTCTTTCTCTTCGTACCCGATAGGGATTCGAGGGCTGTTAGCCTGTTTAGCGTCTTCGTAGTGCTCGTCCAAAGTATCGTGGTAACGAGTGTTGTCGGACTCTGCTGCCTCAAGGTGGTTAGATGGGGCACCAACACGGCGGCGCATTGCGTGGCCCATATCAGTCCACTTCTGCATTTAGACTCCTTAAAAAGTTGTGATACCAGAATACGGCGAATTTAGCTCGCTGTAATGGTAAATATGATTGCGCTAATCTCGCCGTCATGCGACGTAATTGTGGTAAATCCTGGCTTGCAAGTTAGGTCTAAGCCACGTGGAGCAGCGTACCCTCTGGCGATTGCGATGGCTTTTACAGCTTGATTGACGGCTCCTGCGCCAACTGCACGAAGCTTAACGGTGCGGTTGTCATAAACGGCGTGAGCGATTGCTGATGCTACGGATTGAGGGTTAGACCCTGCGGAGACCCGTAGGAAAGGCTCCTCGGTTGTTTGAGGAGTTAGTTCGTGGTCTGTCATTTAGTGTGCCTTTGTTGTCGATGTTGTGCGCCATCCTCGACATCAATGGTGACAGAAAAAAAGCTACTTGTCCTTGTATTTAGGGTCTGTTATTTGTTTTACTACGGCTTCCTCCACTGAGGAAGTAGCAATCCCAGCTGCTAGTCTGGCTAGGGCGTAGGAGTCGGCGGCGTTATCGTCGGTGAACTCTACTCCCCAATTCTTGTAAATCTGCAGCAGCATCTCTTGTTTCTTGGAGTTGCCCTTGCCAGTAGCGTACTTCTTCAAGGTCATAGGAGGGATTAAAAACGGAGTTCGTAGGTGCTCTTCATAAGGAACCACACTGTACAAGTTTCCATCAAAGTAATTCCAAATAGACATTCGAACTACCCCGCACAGCTCTGCCAATGGGAGAGTAGATGGGCTGGCCATCACTGGAGTCTCCATAGCAATGTTCTTGACTCTGTGCCCATTTGCGTCTAAAAAGTCAAACTTAGATTCCATCCACCATTGAATGTCGGCAAGGCGTCGGATACCTCGTAGGTCTGACTTGTAAACCCAAGTCTCATAAGCGTCTGGTCTGTCTACGTTTAAAGCTGTCAGGGCAAATCCAGTCAAAGACTGGTCAATACCTATCGCTACATTTCCAGGCAGTAAACCACCATCAAAAACTTTTTCGGCCATAGTGTGCCCTCCTATTTGACCTACGCTGCCACAGGAGACTTATAGGCCATACGAGCCTTGGTATCATCGCTGTGAATTGCGTTTACCAAGTTCTGTATCGCACCTAGACGGAACCCTGACCAGTGCTGAGTTCCTGCCACCACAACAGGAGCTGCATTGTAGCCTAGCTCGTTAGTCACATACTTCATAGCTGCTTCGTCGGTAGATAGGTCTACGACGCTGAACTGGACACCGCCTCTAGTCAAAGTCTTCTTGGTCATGTCGCACTGTGGGCATGTTGGCGTGGTGTATACAGTAACCTGCATTTGGGGTCTCCTAGGACTAGATTCGGACAATAAGACACCCATTATAGTGACCATTCTTTTCGAGTTGACCTCAAATCGTTTGACCTTCTAGTTAGCTCTCTACTAACAAGAGAAATATCTCGTTCGTAGTTGCCCAGCATCATCTCAACAAGCTTTCGATACGCATATTTGTCCTCATAATCGTCTGCTAGTGAGACAATTTGGTCGTCTATCGCAATCTGCGCTTTCACTAAAGTTACCCGCTCGCCCTTGACTGCTGAACCCATTCTTGTTACCAAGAGCTTGTTCTCCATGAAGTCAAGCTTCTTTTGAGCAGCACGTTCTTCAATCTGTGCGATTGCCAATTGGGAGGCAGCGTAATCTGCCCATGCTGTAAGAACCGTGAACCTTTCTCCAAGTTGCTCACTGCTCAAAGTGGTGATGTCTGATGGAAGGTCACCTACGTCCATTGTGGGACGTTGGATGCTTAGTCCAAGCTCCCGTAGTTTAGCTAGTGCGTCTGACATTATTCGCTGTACCCTTCGCACTGCTTGCAGGTTCCTCCAACGTTGTTGTTGCATGGAGGTTCGGAGTTAGTCTCAACCGCTGTAATCACCTTTGCACAGTTATCAAAGATGTGTCGAACAAGCTCGTAATCTGCCTTGACTGAAAACTCCTTGTAGTCTTGGTCGGCCTTCAGCTCATACAGGAATACAATCTCGTTGACTTCGTGACCCATACGCTTCATTAGCTCTAGGTACATCTGCCCCTGAAGAAGGTGCGAGCGGAATGGTCGGCGTACGTTTCGCCATGCGGCCATGAAATCCATCCCAGGCTCAAACAAGTCTGGTGACTCTGCTCGGATTGTTCCAGGTCCAATCGACTTAATTTCAATCAGAGTATCGTCACCGAGACCCTTAATCCAGCCATCAGTGTGCCCCTTAATTCGCAAAGCGTCATCGGACAAAGTAACTTCGGCGTACTCTAAACGCTTGTGACCACAGTGCTCACAGGTATCTGGAGAAGTTCCCCAAGTAATTTGCTCGCAGGCTACACACTCAAACTTTCCGTGTAGTACGCCCATCTCATAGAACCAGTTCTGCCACTTAGCGTGGATAGCGTGGCCTTCATCAAAGATGGACTGTAAGCGCAAGTTAGGGCGCTCTTGAATCTTTTGGTGACCCCTTAGAAGGAAGTATGATGCCCTACGACACCAGTCCTTCTTGATAATCTCTGATGGGTGCAGAACGTCTGTCCTGCGGTCGCCAGGAGGACGGGATAGTAAGTGACGCTCTACGTCTCCGACCAATCGAGTCTTCTTGTTCTTGGCTTCTAAAAACTTTTTCAAGTCAGTGTTCGTTACTGGCATTTAGGCCCTCCCTTTCTTTAAAGATGTAGTCCTTTAAACTCATCTTACCTTTATAGCTCTTTTGCCACTTTCGCACAAGTGCGTTACGTTCTCTATGCGATAAGCCTCCCCATATTCCATGCTGCTCTTCTGTCACCACCGCCTCCCACAAGCAGTTTGCTCGAACTGGGCAAGGAAGGGTTCCTTTAGGGCCATTGCAGTATGTTTTAGCTTCTGCGGCTATTTTGTTATATAGAAGCTTGTCTCTCGGTGGATAGAATATCTCCGTGTCTGCGGTTGCACACTTTGCGTCTGCTCTCCAAGAAAAGTCAAGATTTTCGTCAAGTATCAAGTTTCTGCACCAGCTCTAACAGGTCGGTCTCCAATAGAATCACGTAGTCCTCCCCGTCCAAGTGCAGTCCAAAGACAGGCATACGCCCGTCCATAATTGCCTCGGTTGTTATCTTTTTGAGCTCGGATGATTGAATTGTCTTGGACTTCTTTCCTGTCCACTTGTGCTCAATCAAAAGCTCTTCTGACCTCACATCGCCTTTGCGAGACCAGAACGCTCCAGAAGCAGCAGTACGAGAACCACCAATAGCTTTTGCTAGGCGGTTCTCGTGCTTGCGAGACTGCTTCTGACCTTCAGACCTCAAGAGAGTGGGTTCTCCACTAGCTTGAGAGCGTGAAGGAGTCCTTCAGTGTACTGAGTGTGCTTACCAGCTCTAATCGCCATCGTAATGTCTCGGTTAATTACCCAAACCAAACGGTTACGTAGCTCCTGCTGGCCATCTTTACGAAAGCCCTCAATTTGCTCTTGTTCGTGCTGAGCCATTAGCTCTTCCTGTTCAGCAAATGACAGCTCATTCATTTTCGCCATCTTGTCCTCCTACAACAAATGCATCTGGTGTTGATAGTACTTTAGCACGAAGCTCGTCTACCAAGTCAAGCTCTTCCCTCAGCGAGTTGACAAATGCCTCTTGTCCCTGCCACTTGCGCTCGCCATAGTAAATCCATCCGCCCTTACGGTCTACAACATCCTTAACAATAGACATAGCAGCCACTTCACGAGCAACGTCATACTCACCTGCGAAGTTAACTCCGCTGTCTTGGAAGTAGAAGTCCACGTAAGCCACACGCTGTGGTGGAGCAGTCTTGTTCTTGATGGTGCGAATCTTGATGCGCTGGCCTACACGAACCTTGTTGGTTCCTGAACCTTCTTCAATCCACTCGTCACGACGAACCTCTGAGCGAGTAAAGAATGCGTAGTTCTTACCTTCGCCACCAGGGGTGGTGCGTGGGTCTCCGTGCATTACGCCAATCTTCATGCGGTACTGGTTGATGATTAGCCCCAAAACAGCTCGCTCGTCTTCGACAAGAGAACGCTTCATGGCTCCACCAACGACACGGAAGAACTTGTTGGTTAGTAGAGCGCCCTTACCCACAGTCATTTCGCTCATGTCCTTCTCCATCTCTGGAGCTGGGGATAGCGCTGGCAGGGAGTCAATCACGATGGCGTCAACAGCCTTACGCTCTGCAAAGTTAATTACAGCTTGGTATGCCTCTTCCATTACGGTGGTCTCTACAACGATTACACGACTCAGGTCAACGCCACACATCTCGGCGTACTCTGGAACCCACTGCTCTGCAGCTACCCACACAGTGGTGAACTCTGGGTTGGCCTGCTGGTTAGCGGCAATGGTCTTTAATGCGATAGCGGTCTTACCGTGGCTTGGCTCTCCAATAAGCTCATTCCACTGGTTAGCAGGGAATCCACCGCCAAGGATGTAGTCAAAGGTGGTGGAGCCAGTGGTAAAGCGACCGACTAGGTCAGACCTAATCTCGTTACCAATTACTACGGTATTAGCACCAAACTTTTTGTTTAGTTCAGCCATTACCTTCATGGCCTCTGGGTTAATCATCATTTTCCTTTCCTCCTCTTAATAGGTCTAACACACGTGTACGAACCTCTTCAGATAGAAGCAGGTCCAACTTAACGAGAGTCATGCAACGCTCTAGCTCGTCTTCTCGCCCAAACTTGTAACCATCTTCGTAATGGTTACGCAAATCTTCTAGATAACCTTCTGAGAGCTCCACAGGGAGGCCTTTCGCTCATGTCTCTTGAGGGTGAGCACAGCGTCGTAGTGTCCGTGCTTTTTTAGCACATCTACAATTCGAATGTACTCGCTCTGTTGGCCTGCTGATTCTCCTCTAGTCATGGCAGCAGCGTAGTGCTCTGCAGCTACTTCTAGCGGGATTAACTGCTCTAACTTTTCCATTAGTTAACCCTTCCAATAATCCCTTGCGGATTGTAGTTGTTAGTGGTGTCATTTCCACGAGCACCCTTAGTATCTCCTACTACTTGTGCCCCTGTCAAGGAGCCATACTTGCTTCCTGACTGTTCCATCGGGTACCCGCACTCATAACACCGTGACTTTGACCCGTTAAACCCAAAGTACTTGTCTGAGCCACAGTCGGGGCATGTAGCCGTCTGTGAAGCGCTTTGAGCCTTTGGAGCGTTTGACTGTACCTGAGGGGGTTGATACGCCGTCATAGGCACCTGTGACGGAGGCTGAGGGATGCTCTGAGTCCTAGCTGGAGGTGGAGTTGGCTGTTGCTCTTGAAGTTTCTTTGCCCACCAGTCTGCACTACTCATTTGTACCTCTTTGGAATCTCTAGAAGCCCCATGTCTACCAGTTGAGAGATTGACCCCAACAAAGCAGCAATCGAGACTTGCTCTAATAACTTACGGCTATCCCACCAAACGGCATCAGGTAAGTGGCTGAATGACTCTGGAACATTAGTTCTCTGGTACTCTACGGCACCTTGAGAGAGTGCTTGGGCTTGGGCAAAAATAAGAGGAATTAAGTGAGAGATTTTCTCTACTCTCTTTTCGCTTTCTTCTTCTTCTTTTTCCATAACCTCTTCGCTAAGCGAGGCACACCCGAGAATAACGCTAATCTCATGAGCATTGTTAATTTGAGAGTCAAGGATTAGACCACGAACCCTACTATTAAGTTCAGCCATAGAAAGTTCGGCCGTAGAAGTTCGTCTAAACCATCTCATTTAGCCTCTCCCCATTTATCCACGATGTGTGCTTCAGCGATTAGTGGGACTGTAATCTCCTTTAGTCTAATGCCTTCCATGGACATTTTGATTGCGGCAAGCGTGTCTTCTGCACGGTCTTCTGGAGTAATTGTTACCAATTCATCGTGAACAGTCAGAATGAGGTTAATGTCAGGTTCGTTGACAAAGCAGCTGTGCGCTCTCACAATAGCCAGCTTCATGATGTCTGCTGCAGAACCCTGAATCACAGTATTAAAAGCCTGACGTTCTGCCCTAGAAAGCATCCCGAAGTCTTTGCTCTTTAGCTCTGGAATGTACCTGCGACGTCCAAACAAAGTTTCGACATACGGCACAGATGGACGGTGCTGAGCAAACCTGATAACTTCAGCCTTGTACTTAGCAATAGAAGAAAACCGCTTCTCAAAGTCTGTCAATAGATTCTTTGCCTCTTTTAGAGAACACCCGATAGAGCTAGCAATTTTGTCTGGACCCACGCCATACGAGATAGCTAGTACAAGAACCTTACCTGCTTTACGGTCTACCCCCATGGTGTCACCAATAGTGGTGTAAATGTCTCCACCTTCTAGGTAGTTCTTCATGAGAATAGGGTCTTTTGAAAGAGACGCAATTACTCGTGGTTCAATCTGAGAGTAGTCAGCCACTACAAGCTTGTAGCCTGGGGGCGCAATAAACAGGTTTCGAACCAGCTTGCCGTACTCACCTGAGGATGGGATGTTCTGTAGGTTTGGCTCTGAGGAGCTGAACCTGCCCGTCTCGGCACCATGTGCCTTGAAGTTTGTGTGCACACGACCGTTAATCAGGAGGCTCTTCTTGGTAATGGTCTTCTTCTTACCGTTGGTCTCACGCTCAACTTCTCCTCCTGTGTAGGGAGTTACGTAAGTGGTCATGAGCTTATTTAAGTCTTGGTACTCCAGCAAAGCATTCACTAGAGCGTCTTTTCCTCTAAACACTTCAAGAGCGTCTGCACTTACGGAGTACATGCTAGGGAGTAAATCTTTACCCTGCTTGACAGCCTCTTTACCCTTTGGGGTCAGGGAGTTCTGATAGTTAGGATTTGGCTTTAAACGAGGTTTTCCAGTCGCAGGATTAACATCAAACAAAAGCTTTTGCTTAATGGGCACAGAGTTAATTGAGAACGCAGCACCTGCTTCTTTAAAAGCATTGGCTTTAGCAGCCTCTAAGTCTGCGCCAATCTGCTCTTTCAGAGTGTCTAGTTCTTTCCTGTCAATGTACGCACCAGTCAGCTCCATATCGCAAAGAGCGCCAAGGACATCCATCTCCAGCTTCCAGACCTTTTGAAGTGAGCCGTCAATTTTAGGGGCAAGGACTTTGTATAACTTCCAAGTGACTTCTGCGTCGATGGCAGAGTACTTGGCAACCTCATCAAAAGCATGCTGGGAGATGTCCTCTCCAACACCCTTCTCAATTTCAATCCCCAATTCTCGTCTAACGCAGGCTTGCAAGCTCAGGTCAAACTTGTTTAAGTTGTTAACGATAAAGGCTGCCATGAGAGTGTCGAAGTATGGCTTTGCAGGAACTTGCTTCCTGAAGTACTTCGCTACTGACTTCAAATCAAACTTAACATTGTGACCAATCTTTAACTGGTCACTAAACATAATTGGTTGGATTGCCTTAAACACTTCTCCAGGCATTAGCTGCTGTGGTGGCTCTCCAAACTGGGGCTTCCAGTGAGCCTTGTTCTTAGAAAAGTGGGCATCGGTCAGAGGCTTGCCCTTAGCAACCTGTGCTTGACCAGCCTTTAGAAGTGGCTTGGTCCAAAACTGAAACTCTCCATTTGGGTGACCCATAGGGATAACGTCTACTCGTCCCTCGGTTGCAAATGAAATCCAACAAACGTCGTTAATTACAGGCTGGATTCTGTTCTCGCCAATGGTCTCAACGTCAAACGCAAATGCAGGAACTTTTTGATAAAAAGAAACAAACTCTTCGAGCTGCTCTGTTGTAGTAATGATGTTCATATAGTGCCCCTATATCCTCAAAAGTGTAAAAAGGGGGAGCCATGATTAAAGGAGGACTACGAAGCCATGGCTCCCCCAAGGTGTGAGTTAACCCACTAGTTGACGAGCAACCTCAACCATTTCTTCGTTAGGGGCAACAAAGATTGCAGTAGCATCGTACTTAACGGCGTTGTTGGCGATGCTGGTTACCTCGTCTGGGTCCAACTCCCACTCCTCTGCAAGCTCTGAAGCTCGTACACGGTCCAAAGTGTAGCTTGTGTCCAAACCACGACCGATACGAGATACAGCCCAGAAGTGCTTAGCGAGAGGTCCACGGCGTGGGTCTACGTGAGCAGCTTCTAGTTGCTTGGCAAGGCTAGTAGATGCGGTGAGAATCTGAACATTCGGAGTCTCGTCGCTTAGTACAAGGACATTAAAGGCTGCCTTTGGTCGTGGAATGTCACCTGCAATGTTGCAAAGAGGGCACTCAGTGCCAGTGCAAACAAACGAGCGACGTCCCTCAGTGCGGTCAATCCAGTGCTGCTTGTAAACAGCGAAAGGAGAGTCGCCCAAGAACCAAATGAGGCGAGCCTCTTCAGTCCACTTGAAGTCAGTTGGGTAGTCCTTGTTCTCCCGCTTAGGCTTAATAACTGAGTTGAGTGCGTCCCAACCCGCCTGAACGGTGGTGCCGTGCTTTGGCTCGGCTTCTACTGAGTCGTCAATGAAGTAGTCTTCTGCATTGACGTTTGGAGAGGAAATTGCCATTTTCTTACTTACTTTCTTATTAGTTATTCTTGATTTCTTTTGGCATTTGCTACAGATACTTTCCATCGTTCAATAAGAACTTGGGTGAGTTCCTCTAGCAGTTTCCATTCTACACGTGCTGAGCCAAGAAGACCTCGTTTTGCGAATTCTTCAATAGAAATTTCAATCAGTTCACGAGTGTAAACACGATTTCCATTTACTTTCTGGCCGTTCAGCACTTTAGAACGGAGTCTGTATGGAGCGATAGGGATGTACCCTTTCTTTTCCCACAGTCGAATAGTTGGGAGCTTCTTTTCCAAGGCCTGTGCAAGAGCACTGACAGTGAATAGCTCCGTCTCTACTCCATTCAGAGTCTTTACGATTGGGTTAGCATCCCATCCGTTAGATTCTCCGAAAGCTTTCTTGCGTTGCTTTTGAGCAACAGGGGTGTCTTGGCGGCGTGGCTGACGAGAGCCTGGAGCCTTGTCCAGTCCCTCGAAAGCCTTGAGGATGTCTTCCTCACTACGCATACCAGGCATGTTACTTCTTAGGTGTTCTCAATGCCCAGATGACCTGTACTGGGAACATCTCGTCTAGCTGTTCTTCAGTAATCTTTCCTTCATAGAAAGAAGCCATAAGAGCGTCTTCGTCAATTACTCGCACCATCTTGTAAACATCGTCAGACAGACCAGCAGATTCAATGATTCCTTCTGCTGCTTCTTCGTTTAGCTCACGCTTTACTCGACGCTGCTTTTCAAGTCGAAGAACTCCGTCAATAGGGGCGCTAAATTCGTATAGAACGTTGCCCTTGTCATCTTCGATACCCTCTTCGTCAATCAAAGACATAAGGGTTTCTCTTAGCGCCTTCTTACGAGCTTCAAGCTCATCTAGTGATTGAGAAAGTCGAATGTACTCCCTAATTTGCGACTCAGGGTCGTTAGGGTCTGATACTGGTCTTGGCGGAATATCCGCTGCTCTTGCCATGATGCCTCCTAGTTCATGTTTCTTGTTAGAAAGTCTATAAGACTTCCAACGGTTAAGTCAACTCCTCCTTTGGAGTTTATACCCTCACCGTCAAGAATAGCTCCTGCAATGTTTGATTTTTGTTTTAGGGTGTCGTATTGTCGCTGTTCGATTGAGTCTTTGATAAGGACATCTTGAATAGTGATGGTAGGCCAAGTTGATGAAGCACGATTAATCCTACCGTTGCGTTGTACAGCCAAACCAGCGCTCCACGGCTGGTCGAAATTAACCAGGAGATTGGCTTGAGGAAGGTCCACGCCATAGCCGCCAGCATCACTGCTAACGAGAACACGAACATCAGGACTAGTCTGAAAACGAACTTTAGCATCTTCTTTCTCCTTTGCGTTCATTTCTCCTGTGTAGCCTACTGCCCCCCAGCCTAGTTCCGTAAGCGACAGCACCAGTTGCTCTACTGACTTAACGTATGAGGCAAATACTACGGCTTTGTAGCTTGGGTCAATTTCTAAATGGTCTGAAAGGTACTTTATTGCAACATCCAGTTTAGGCTGTTTGGTGACCTCTGTCACTCGCTCTTTTAGAGAGTGAACAAATGAGCTTCCTCCATCCTGCTTTTCAAACAACTCGGCGCTGTGTTGGAGTAGCTTGGGAGAAGAGCAGAGCATCCTGAGCGCCGTAATTCTTGACATAATTTGCCCCCGCATTTCTACGGCTGCGTCCCCCATTTGTTGGAGTTGGCCGTAGTGAACGGCAAGATTAAAAGAAGACCCAAAAGTCGCCCTAGCTTCCACTAGTAGGTCAAGCAGGTTGCCTGCAATTAAGTCGTATAGCTTTCCACCTTTTGAGTCTAGGGGTACCAAGATTGGCTCTCGATAAATGGCATCTGGAAGGTAAGGCTTTACGTCTTCGTCTTTTTGAGACTTTCGTACCGAGTGCTCACTCATGGTGCGGTGGAGCAGTTCTAGGTTTCTGTACCTCTGCACTCCTCCAAAGTGATTTCTGACAATAAAGGTCTTATCAAAGATGTCAAATCTTCCAAGTGCTTCTTTGTCAACAAACTGCATAATGCTATAAATCTCTTCTGGTTTGCCATTTTCTATTGGGGTTCCAGTAAGGGCAAATCTGATTGGAATGTTTCGAGATAGCTCTTTTACTTTTTTAGCTCGTTTAGCTCTAAACCCTTTGATAGCAGTGGCTTCATCGCAGACCACGGCTTTGAAAGGAATGTGCTTAATGATGTCCCAGTCATTTACAACTTGCTCGTAGTTCATTACGGTATAGCCGTGCTTAGCAATTTGCTTGTACTGTTCTTGTCTTTGCTTTGGAGTACCGTCAATAACAACGGCTGTCCTAGTTGTGAACTTAGCTACTTCTTTTTGCCACTGGTATTTAAGAGAAGCTAGGCACAATACGAGTGTAGGACCTTCGGGAACAAGCTCTTCGATGGCTGCAATGGTCATGGGAGTCTTGCCAAGGCCCATCTCATAAGCGACTAGGATGCGCTTTTTTGCCACCATCTTTGCGACGGCTTCAGTTTGATAGGGCTTGAGCGTTCCCGTAAACATAAGCTGCTTCTCCTAAAAGGGCTGACTTAGCATTGTCGATGCCCCAGACAATCTCAGCGTCAGTCAGGTCACCTGGGTCTTTCTTTCCAGAGTCTCCGTAATTGAAGAAGTAAAGATTGAGACCATACTTTCTGGCATACTGCCGCATTTGGTCACAAGCCTTTTTTCCCGCTGAGTCAACATTTGGGTTATCAAACGCAGCAATAATCTTACCGCTATACCTAAGAAGTTTAACTTGAGCCTCTGACACTATCGCTCCACAGGTTGCTACGGCACCTTCAATACCAGCGCTGTGGATGCGTAAGCAGTCAAGCGGAGACTCAACCACAATAGCTACGTCTTCACGCTGCTGAGCTAATCCAAATAAAGTCTTAGACTTCTGCAGTCCAGCAGGCCTGTTCTTAAACGTACGCTCTACGGTGCCCTTTTCCTGCCAACCCATTAGTGTTGCGTGTTGCGCATCACGCAATGGCAAAATCCAAGTGTGGGTGTTTTTGTTCCAAAGAACTCCATAGTGCTCTGCTGACTGCTCCGTTAGGTTTCGGTCAAACAAAGCCTCTTCTGGAGGAGACACATAGATAGCCAAACGTGCTTCAGACATTGGAAGCGGCTTTGGTGGTGGAGAAATAAACTGAGAAATAGATTGAAACTTCTGTTTTAGTTCGTCAATAGTAACTTCAATGGCTGATTCTAACCACGCATTAGCTGCTGCGTAGTCATAAGCAGTAGTGCCAGAAACCTCTTGTCCCCAGATACTGACGTAGAACTCTTTTACATCACAGACAAGTTGCTGGAGATTGCCCTTGTAACCACAGCTAAAACAAATGTGTTGACCTGTGTCTAAGTGAATAAACCATGACGGATTGTGGTCTGGGTTACCCGTGATGCGTTCGTGCATCGGACATAGCCCTTGAGCATTCTCGCCCTTGTCTTCATAAGGGATTTCTAGAGAATCTAGTACTTTTGCTACGTTCATGCGCCCATTCCAAACGGTCCGTTACAAAAACTGCACTTGTACTTTTCGGTCTCGTCATGGAAGCAGCCGTTGTCCCAGTTCCAAACAATTGGGGTTGAATCTGGTGGACAGTTTCTAGACTGCACAATCCTAAGAAGCCTTAGGTTTTCATCTGTTTCGATTGGCTCTAGTCCAAGAATTACGTCAGAGTCTTGGAAGAATGAGGACGAGTAACCAATAGAGTCTGCCGTCACCTTTCCTCCTCGCATCTTCCATAGCAAGGTCTGTGTGGTAATGACTACAGGAATGTTTAGCTTCTGAGCCACACGCTTTAGTCCACGAGTGATGTTGGTCAACGCTTGTGGGGTGTTCGCTTCGCCAGTCACTTGGTCGAGCATCAGGTACACACCGTCAACGAACATGATGTCTGGCTTTAGTTGTTCAGCCTTGGCAACCAGTGAGTCAATAGTCAAACCGTTTACTGCGTCCACCATGTGGAACGGAGACATATCCTTTAGCTCTTCCAGCATGGTTACGTAGCGGTCTTCTTCAGAAGCGGAGAGCTTTCCTCGTCTCAGAGAGTTAGCGGAAATGTGTGCTCGCATGGCATCGTATCGAAGCGCCTGTTCGTGGTTGTTCATCTCAAAGGATTGAAACATAGGAACGTAGCCAGCCTGGTGAGTGTTTGCTGCAACTCGCAGTGTGATTTGAGACTTACCAGTCTTGGGAGGAGCAATTACGGTAATTAGCTGCCCGCCCTGAAGACCCGCAGTTGCTTCGTCAATCTTCTGGAATCCTGTAGGGATGCCGAGAAGCTTGTGGTCTTGTAGGTTTTCGTACTCTTCAAGACGAGCTAGTGGGTTCTTGGTCAAGTCAAGGTGAGTAGTGCCAACAACTCCCTGAGCGTTTACCTCAGATACGGTCTTGCTCATTTCAGTCAAAGCAGACTCGTGGTCGTTGAGTCCCATCTTTTCTAGGACAGCTTCGATACCGTTTCGAGTCAGCTTGTTCCTTCGGAACTCCACCATCTTGTCAAGAAGGTAGTCAAGGGTATCTTCTACCTTGATTGCTTTGAAGTTTGGGAAGTTGTCTGTGACGGCAATGATGGTAGGCACTTCTCGGTATGAGGAGTAGTGCTCCCGAACAAACTTCCAGACACGGCGCAAATCATCATCAACAATCCACTCGTCTTTGATGCCCCGCTCAATTACAGGGATGATGGTTCGGTCAGCAATAACCTTGCTTACTAACCGATACTCGTTGTCGTACGCCACGTGTCCTCCTACAGACTTACAGGTTGTTTAGGTCTAGCCCCCAAGAGCCGTATCTTGCAACCTGATTGGGTAAATCTATCACAGCTTTTAAGTTTGAACGATATGGTAGCTCACTGACTAAGTCGTGAAAGCTGTCATACAGTTCAGAATAGTTGAATGGGTTGCCTCCACGATTGTCGAGGCGCTCCATCAATTTGGTCACATCTTCTTCGTTCCAGCCGTCTTCCCAAAAAGCAGCCAGCTCAATTGCGAGTCCGTAATTAAACGATGCAGTCCAAAGCCTAGACAGCTGAGCATTGTTTAAAGAACTGATTTTACGACGCAACCTTGGTTTACCAAATACGGTTTTAGTCTTCTCAATTTCAGAGTTGACCACTACGTCAATGGTAACGATGATTCGTGGTGGCGTCTCGTTTGAGATATCGCCTCGGAACATTAGATAACTTCAACCTTGCCGTACTTGATGATGAACTCCCTAAACTGCTGAGAGTCCATGGTTGCAATGTCTTCGTTGTCTAGGTCTACATCTTCAGGAATCAAGACTTGGTAGTGACCCTCGTTCTCTTGCATAGCCTGCTTCACATACTTGCTGTGAGCGCACTTCTTCCTAACAGAAAAAGCCGAACAAGTGCACCTAACTTGCGAAACGTTGTTTGAGTCGACCTCCACTTCAGCCACTCCAGCTTCGTCTAGAAATAGCTGCAAGGTTCGCCAGTCACTAATCAATCCAAGTTCCTTCATTTGTTCCTCCTCAAATCCTTACCTTCAATTATCACACGGTTAAACGCTTCATAAACGAATGAACCCATGGCGGTGCCGTATTTAGTTTTCCACTGAGACCGCTCCAAGTTGGTGGTCACAATCGTGGGTAGTCCCTTATCGTAGCGAGTTCTAAGCAATTCATCAAATCCAGCTACGTTGTACTCTGACGTTGCCTCTTTACCGAGGTCGTCTAGAACAAGAACCCTGACATTCAAGTGGTCCATCTTGCTCTTGCCGTGAAAGCCGTCCATTTGAAGCTGCAGCTCTCGCTTTTCGGCAGGCTCTGCTTCAATGATTGACTTTTTTCTAGCAATGAAATCTGGAACGGTCATGTAGTACACAAACCGAGTAGCAGGACCTAGGTCTTCGTGGTGAAGCTTTAGCAGAGAGCGCATCTTGTCTGGCTCGTCTGGAAGCCTCCGAACTAGCTCCATCAAGCACACAACAGAGTGGGTAGTCTTTCCCAGTCCTGCTGGACCGTCAAATAGGAGCCCAACTCCGTTGACTCCTAGACCACCAACATCTTGAATGACCTTGCCCTTGAGAACTTGGTCAATCCACTCGTTGATTTCTGGAGCGAACTTACCGAGGTCTTGCTCTACGTCTTCGGGGGATAGCCCTAGAAAACGATGCGGGATGTTGGATGTGTGCATCATCCATTGCCGTTTTAAAAACGGAAGTTGTTTAACGTCATAACTCATTTGTCCTCCTGAGTTCTGCCTCGTGTCGCTCTAATGCCTTACGCCCTGGCATTGAGTTATCGAAGCGCCTTCCATCTGAAGCATACACAAAGTCCTCCACAGGTGCAACCATCTCAGAAACATCCTCAGGAGCCTCTGTAGCGTCCATGTGCAGGTTTTTAAGTGCCTGACCGTAGCGAATGGTGAATGACTTCAAAAAGCGTCCCATAATGAATCCTGGGCTTTGGCGACCCTCGTGCTGAACCCATGGGTCTTCAAAAAACATGTCCATTAGCTCTAGCTCAATCACGGCATTCACGTTAGAAGTCCTACGCTGCTTAGCTAATGCTCCGCTGAGGTCCTTGACGCTAAAGGCTTTTCCTGGCATCACTGGCATCAGGCTTCGAACCCTAGCCTCAAACTCTGCAGCCACATCCATCGTGGTCCACTCTGACCTAGGCCGCTTGTTTCTAGTAGCTGGGTCGTTTTTCTTTACCCTTGGGGTGTTCTTTTCTTTAATTTCGTTATCAAAAAGCCCAAAGCCACTGAGTTGTGCGTCGTCGTCCTGCCAGTTTCCCATTACCAAGATTTTCTTCTTTCTACCCTTG